GAGTGGGAATAACGTGAGAAAACCCGGGAGCCAGCATGAACACTGGAAACCCGGGTTTATTTTTTATGAAAGCGTACCGAAAGCGTACCATTTTTAATTTTTATGCTCTTTTTCCACCTTTTCAAGCTCCGAAAGAACCGCATCCGGAGTTTCTTTTTTTAGAGCGGCCTGCTTATCCAAATCAGCAGAAAGCGCCTCCATTTTATTAGGGTAGAGATGAGAATAGGTAGACATGGCCACTTCGACTGTATCACCCAGGCGTTCAGCCACAGCTACAATCGAATAACCAAGTTCAACCAGGAGCGCAGCATGAGAATGACGGAGATCATGAATACGGATCCGTTTCACTCCGGCCGCATTGGCAGCTTCAGTGAGCGCACGCCCAAGCGTACCTTTCTGGAAATAGAAAATGCGGTCGTGTTCATCAATATCATAAAGAGCACCAATATACCGGAGGACTTCATCATAGAGGAAATCAGGCATTGAGGTATCCCGGTAGCTGTTTTCAGTTTTAGGAGGGCCGTTCGTGTCCTCGCCTTTGCGCCGATGGTGCGTTTTTTCAACACGAGCAACCTTCGACGGAAGAATATCCGCAGGCTGCAGGGCAAGACACTCACCCTCACGAAAACCAAGCCAGTACATGATCATGAAGGCAACACGAAAGCCCCAGTTAGAAACATGAGCCATGGCCTGGTTGAATTCATCCAGCGTCCAGAATTTCATTTTACCCGCTTTTTTCTTTCCCATATAGCCAGCAGGACGGCACGGATTAGAACCCAGGTTATAAAACATAACCGCATAATTAAAGATAGCCGACAGACGGCTATTGATTGAACGGATATAGGTCTCGGCGTATTTTTTACCAGTACGAGGATTTATAGCAGACATGACAGTGTTCTGCCAGGTACGGATCGTAACAGCGTCAATTTCATTGACCTGCAGCTCACCGAAGTATGGCAGCAGCCATTTTTTTATTACACTGTCCGCATTTCCCTGGGTACCTTCCCGAACACGGTGCTCGGCATCGCCCTGGTAGAGTTCCACCAGGGAAGCAAAAGACATTTCACAGCTCCGGTTATTTTTCAGGAGGAATTCACGCTCGAAAGCCTGGGCATCTCCCTTTTTGTCGAACCCTTCTTTTTTCTTTTTGCGCTTTTTCCCAGTCCAATCAGTATACCAGAAGGCAGCGTACCATTTTTTAGATCCGCTTTTAGTTTCGTATTTGTAAACAGGCAAGCGCATACCCCCTTTCACAAAAGCCCCAGCCACCACACAATGGCCAGGGCTTATTTTTTATGTATGGATCATTCAACCACAGAGCCGGACAAAACGTTATTAAAAGCAATTTCCCATTCAAGGTACTTCGTAACAGCGAACTTATAAGAATCGCCGCCCTTTGTTTCAACAACAAGTACATTACTACTGAAGCCCTGCTTGCCACGAGAAACTTCTTTTATTTCCGAGATAGGAATTTCAAATTCATAATCACCCTGGGTAAGGTTAACCAGGGCACCAATTGCGATGATTTTCGAGAGCTTATGGCGAGAGTAAATAAACCGCTTATCGGTCAGGATCCCCCGCCCATTTTGAACATTAAAGGTACCCTTAACACGATTACAGAGCCCTTCCATAATAATTTTTTCTTGCACGACAACACCCCCTAAACATGAGAAAATAACTCCTTCAGGTATTCATAATTTGCAGGAGCCAGAGATTGAGAAGCGACAACAACCTGCAGCCAACGATCCATACAAGCCCGGCGACCGCGCTCGGAGCTCATAAGACTGGAGATTTCCAGTTCACGATCAAAAGCCTTTTTAATAGCAGCATTGAAAAGCTGATCACGGCGGAGCTGCAGATCCCGGTATTGAGCCTTGAAGTCTAAACCACCCAAACCAGCCAAGGCAAGATCACTAACAGGAGCAGCCGCCAACTGACCAAGAGAATGCTCCGCAGCAAAGAAACTGGAGACAAAGGACTGAAAGTCCGAAGCCTCACTCGCAGCGTTTGAAAATTTGATATACGAGTCATAATCACGCATAACATCAACAGGAACCATAACACCCCTCCCTTTTTTAGTCCCAGAATACAAAATTAAGACGAAGCTCGCGTTTTAGGCTTTCTCTTTGAAATCAACCACGGAATCGGCAGACTTTACTTCTTCGAGCGTTTTCAGCATGTCGAGGTAATCGGCGGCTTTTTCCTTGGCTTCAGGAGATAAACCCTCAAGCTTTTTAACAATTTCTTTATCGCCAGACGAAATGGCATCGGCCACCTTGGGCTTTGATTTTGACGTACCACTTGTAGGACGAGCCCGACCCATTTCATCAGAAAGACCCAGAATGAAATCAGCGGAGACGTCGTACAGTTCAATGAGAGCCTTCACCGTTTCCGGATCCGGAGCGGTGGCGTTGTTTTCGTATCGCGATAGGGACTTATTATTCAAGTTGATTTTTTTATACACTTCCAGCTGGGAAAGACCGGCACGTTCACGCGCCATCCGCAGACGTTCTCCAAAATTGAGCATACACACACCTCCAACGTAACATTATATTCCATTTCACAGGAATTGAGAATAAATTTCTCAATAAAATAGAATTAAGTATTGACTTCTCGGAAAATGAGCAGTAAAATAGCCGTAGGCTTCTCAATAAATGAGAAACGAAAGGAGGGCATGCAAATGAAGCCAATGTACCAGAGACTCCGAGAATATCGTGAGAGCAAAGGCGTAACACAAACACACATAGCTAAAAAAACCGGGAAGACCGTACAAAGAATAAGCGCACTGGAGACAGGCGGAATCAGATTGACGGTCGACGAGTTCGAGGAGCTTTGTGTAAAAGGCTACGGCGTTGACCCTGCAATTTTTTTTACACAGCAGTTCTCGGAAAATGAGAACCAATAGCAATATGATTACCATTTTCAAGAACTTTTATACAACAAGTTTATTGCAGGGAGGTGACAAAATATATGGCCAAAAAGGCTACGAAAGCAGCAGATAACATCTTTTATAAAGCACGAATAGCAGCAGCAACGTGCAACGACAGCTTAAACAGCCGGGAAGGAGCCGCAGAACAACTGGGAATAGACAGAACCAGGCTCGCACGAATTGAACTCGGTAGCCTAAGCCCATACCCGGAAGAAGTGCTACTAATGAGTGACGCATACAACGCACCAGAGCTAAATAATTACTTTTGCTCGAAAATGTGCCCGCTTGGATGCCAGACAGTACCGACAGCAGAGCTTCTGCAGCTGGACAGGCTCACAATTAAAATTTTATCAGCACTCGGCAATGCGGAGTTCATACAGAAGACAATCATCGAGGTAGTAAAGGACGGAACAGTAACAGAGGACGAACAACCACAGATCGGCAGGATACTAAAAGCACTTGAAAACATTTCAAAGGCGGCCATCGAGATGAAGCTGTGGGTAGAGAAGAACATCAGATAGGAGGTTTTGAAATGGGAAGCAAAACAGAGGAAAAACCAAAGTTTGTGAGAGTGGAAGAAGTGGCAGAATTGCTCGACATTTCAATAAGCCACGCTTACAAGATCATGAGGGAACTAAACGCAGAACTGGAGCACAAAGGCAAGATAACAAACGCCGGAAGAGTTTCACGCCGGTACCTGGAAGAGCGGCTCTACTGCTAAAACGCGGAGGACAAGCCATGAGGCATTTTAAGAAAACAATAACCCTGTTTTTAGCAACGGCGGTACTTTTCACAGGAAAGACCCTGCTCGACTTGAACACCCTGGGGAACGAGGTGGAAGCATTAAACAACCAGGTAGAGCAGATACAGGCGGAGCAAAACAGGAGACCAGAAGTAACCATAACAGCAATGATTATCAAACCGACACCAACAGAGGCACCAGAGCCGGAACCAGAACCAACGGCCAGGATTTATGACATACCGCTAAACGAGGAACTACAAACATACACATTTAACCTTTGCAAAGAGAACGGCCTGGACTACGAAACCATACTGGCGATGATGGATCAGGAGAGCGACTACCGAGAGAAGGTGATAAGCAAGACAAACGACTACGGTATCATGCAGATCAACAAGGTGAACCACGAATGGCTGAAAGAGGAACTGGGAATTGACGACTTCCTGGACGCAGAGCAGAACATACTCGCAGGAATAAGAATGCTTTCAGAGCTAACAGAGAAATACGAAGACCCACACCAAGTTCTAATGGCTTACAACCGTGGAGAAGCCGGAGCCAAGAAACTATGGAAGCAAGGCAAAACAACCAGCGAATACAGCCGGGAGATTGTGAACAGAGCTGAAGAATTGAGAGAGGAGGGCAAATAGAATGACAGAGACATGCGGAAAATGTGGCAGAGCGCTAAAAGACCCACGAAGCATAGAACGCGGATATGGGCCAAGCTGCTGGAAGAAGGTAAACGCTACAGCAGAAAAAGAGACCAAAGAACCTAAAAAGGAGGAAGAGCAATGAAATCAGACTTCACCTATCACATTAGAGAGTCCAGAGGAACAAACGTCCTGGTGATTATCGATTTAGACCAGGGAGGAGCAAGCGTAACAAACAACATAGAGGCAGTAGTAAAGAACATAGCAGCAGAGCTCGGAGAGCAGACATTCAAAATGCCGATTATTTACCGAGACAGCGAAGGTACATACGACGGAATCGACGGAACATACCTGGAAAACCCATTCTACGGAATAGGATCCACCGACGAACAGGCTGCAGCATACGAGGCAGCAACAAGATACTGGGAACAGAACACAATCCACTTTTCAGGACACAGAGCCTGGAGACGCGGAGGAGACAGAGACGAAATAATCACGGTACCAGAGAAGCTCCAGGAGATACAAAACACATGGGCAGAGTGGCAACGAGAATACGGAGACAGAGGCAGCTGCGTACTCGGCGCAGGGTTTGAATTTGAATACGAAGGACAGAGATACAAAATGCCACCAACTGGGCCATGGCAAGGGAGCTGCAGCTGGGAGGCAAGCAAGGAACAGATAGAAGACCGACTAAAAGAGGCAGGAGCCACCAACATCCAATACCACTGGGGACACATGGACTAAAAGGAGGAACAGGGATGCACCAATACAAATGCGACAGCTGCGGAGCGTCACTCGATCCAGCTGAAAGATGCGACTGCAGCACAGAAAAACAAAGCACACCAGAACAGGCGAAAAAGAAGGAGGAAGAGACATGCAAGAAAACAGCATAGCAACAAACATCATCAAGCTGCGCTTCATAAGAAACGGAGAACCATCAGGAAGAGAATACACCTACTACACACCGGTAGAGGTAGCGGTAGGAGACACAGTAGAAATGGAAGCCAGAGAAGGCATAGCCAAAGGCACGGTAACACAGATAAACGTACCAGAGGAGGAAATAGCACCTTTCAAAGACAGAGCAAAGACCATCATAGGCAAGGCACAGATCAAGGAAGAGGAGGCAGCGGCAGAATGAACAACAAGATAAAGAAAAAGCCCCTTCGATTAAGAAGGAGCGTAAAAGCAGGATTTAAGTTAGGAATTTTCATTTTAACAGCACTATGCACGGTTGAAATCGCAAAGCTCGGATGGGCAACATTCACGAGCAGGATCGGAGCACCGGGCGGCGAGATTTTGATTATACCACTTACAGTCCTGCTTTTTTACACAGGATGGACAGCAAGAAAGGAATGGACAGCTTTCAAGAGAGCCTACAGAGAGGCCGAGAGGAGAGAATACCATGCAAGCTCAACTAACAGACCAGCTTATAAAGGATGAGGCGGCAATATTCCTGGGGAGAACACCAACCGACGAGGAAATGGAGCACGCACTACCCAGAGCCCAAAAGAAACTCCGCTGGATCATTGACAGAGACGGAGACCCCGACGGAATGAGACGCCAGCCCTGGTACCTTGGGAAGCTGGTAGAGGAAGCAATAATCGAAAACGAATTTTCACTGTACACCATGGCAAGATGCCTGGAAATACAAGCACGGAGAGAAGCGGCTGCAGCATGCGAAAATTAAAAGGCCGCCCCATAAAGGGACGACCCAACCACACCAGAATTATATCGCCAAACAAGCAGCTTGTCAATCCGGAGCTGAAAAATTAGGAGGATGGCAAATGAAGTTATTAACATTAAGGCTTGAAAACTTCCAAGGCCTAAAGAAAGAAGAATTCAAGTTTGACGGCCACAGCGCCAGCATTTACGGCGACAACGCCACAGGAAAAACGACAGTATTCAACGCAATCACATGGCTACTTTTTGACAAAGCAAGCACAGGAGCAAAGAACTACACACCAAAAACAAAAGGCCCAGATGGAGACCTTCACTACCTCGACCACGCAGCAGAGGCAACATTCAAGCTGACAGACGGTAGGATTGTAACCCTTCGCAAGATTTACCACGAAGTCTACAAGAAAAAAAGAGGCTCATCCACAGAAGAATTTGACGGCCACACAACAGACTACTTCATAGACGGAGTACCAAGCAACGAAAAGGAATACACAGCAACCATGATCGCCCTTTGCGGAGGCAGCACCGAGAAAATGAAGATGCTGACCATGCCAAACTACTTCCCAGAAGAAATGAAATGGGAAGACAGGAGGAAGATCCTGCTGGAGATTTGCGGAGACGTTTCAGACGAGGACGTAATAACCAGCACAACGGAGCTCAAAGAGCTGCCAGGCTTCCTGCTAATGCCAGGAACCACCAACCAGCATTACACAGTAGACGAATACAAGAAGATAGCCGGAGCCAAGAAGACGGACATCAATAAACAACTTCAGGACATACCAGGAAGAATAGACGAAGCCCAAAGGGCAATGCCAGACATTAAAGGGCTTGATGTAAAGGCCATTGACGCGAAGATAAAGGAGCTGAACGCACAGAAGAGCGACATCGAAACAGAAAAGGCGCAAGCGTTAAGCGGAGACATTACAACAATGACCATAAGGAACCAGATATCAGAAGCCAACGCTAAGCTGGCAGAGGCAAGAGCAGCATACGCCACAAAGAACAGCAGCCTGAACGAGGGAACATACACAGCAATAGCCAGCCTGAAGAAAGAACAGATCGCGATTAAAAACCGCCTTCAGGACGCCAAGACAGACCTGGAAAGAAGCCAAAGAACAGTAGACAGATTAAACAGCCACAGAGACAGCCTGGTAAGCGACTACATGGCGGTACAGAAAGAAACATGGGACGAAGGCAACGAAGCCTGCCCGACATGCCACAGACCACTACCAGAGGAGGAGATCCAGAAGCTACGCGAAGCCTTCAACCTTCAGAAGAGCAAACGCCTGGAGAAAATTAACCTTCAAGGTCAAAAAGAAGCCAGCAAAGAGATGATCGCAGAGCAGACCGACAAAATAAAAGAGCTCAAAGAGCAAATAAAGCAGGACGAACCAATCGTAGAAGACTACGAACAGCAAATAGCAGCCCTTCAGAACCAACTGCAAACACCGGCACCATTCGAAAGCACCGAAGAATACGCCAAAATTACCGCCCAGATTGCCGCATATCGCGACGAAGCGAACGACACAAGCAAAAGGACGGAGACAATCGCAGCGGGCTTCACAGAGAAGATACAGGCCTTGTACGAAGAGATAAGAGCCCAGGAAGCCCTGAAGACAAACATAACCATAGCAGCCAGCCAGGCAGAGAGGATCAAGGAGCTGGAGGCCAGAGAAAAGGAACTTTCACAGCAATACGAGATACTGGAACAAGGAATATACCTTTGCGAGGTCTTCATTAAGACCAAGGTCAACCTTTTAACAGACAGAATAAACAGCAAATTCCAGAGCGTACGCTTCAGACTTTTCATAGAGCAGCAAAACGGAGGAGTCAAAGAAGACTGCGAGGTCATGATACCAGCCGAAGGAGGCAGGATGGTACCTTTCACCTTTGCAAACAACGCAGCAAGGATTAACGCAGGGCTGGAGATTATCGACGCCTTATCAACCCACTGGAACCTGGCGATGCCGGTCTTTGTAGACAACGCAGAGAGCGTGACAAGGCTCCTACAGATGGAAACACAGGTAATACGCCTGGTAGTTTCAGAGGCAGACAAGAAATTAAGACTGGAGGTATAAGCATGAACAGCGAAACAGCAAGGCCGGAAGGCGGACATTTAAAACTTTTTAAGATACTCGGCATGACGCCAGAAGGGACATGCCCGGAATGCACAACAGCCCATCCAGAATGGCAGCCGCATAACCAACAGAGCCTCACCTACCAATACAAATTCTACGACAAGCACGGACGCTTCCCGACATGGGCAGACGCAATGGAACACTGCAGCGAAACCGTCAAGGAGCTTTGGAAAACAGAGCTCCTCAAGAAGGGAATAAAGGTAGGCGAGCCGCAGCTCAAGATTTGAGGTGACAATTTGGAAAACGAGATATTCACAATCAAAGCAAGACGATGCAAGAGATGCGGAGGTATTCTAACCAGCAAGGCAGCGGTCGAAGAAGGATACGGCCACGTTTGCAAAATGAAAACTCACGCAGAGGAAGAGGCAAAGAAGCCAATAGACGGCCAGATAAACATATTAGATTTCTTTGAAAACCAAAAATAAGGAGGAAAACACAATGGCAACAAATCAAAAACCAGCAACAAAGAATGAAACAGCCCTGCAGACAGCAGAGGCGCAACCACTCGCAATGAGCGAGCGCTTCACAAACACGGTACTAAAGGAATTCGGAAGCAATGTAGCAGGAGCAATTCAAGTAACAGACTACCAGAGACAGCTGATCCAGGGGTATTTCATAGCCATAGATAGAGGGCTCAAGCTCGCAGAGGAAGCAAGGATCAGGAAGAACGAGAACAACAGAGACCACAAATACGATAACAACCTACCAGTAACATGGGGAAACACCAACCTGAACGACTTGGCCCTGGACGTAGTACATTACGCCAGAATGGGACTCGACATGATGCAGGAAAATCACCTTTCACCGATCCCTTACAAGAACAATAAGACCAACAAGTACGACATAACCTTAATGCCAGGATACAACGGAATACAGTACATCGCAGAGAAATACGCGGTAGAGAAGCCGCTGGCAACAACCATAGAGCTGGTTTATTCGACAGACACCTTCAGACCAATCAAGAAGAGCAAAGACAACAGGGTTGAGAGTTACGAGTTCGAGATTAACAACGCCTTTGACAGAGGAACGATCGTTGGAGGCTTTGGATACATCGAATACACCGACCCACTCAAAAACAAACTGATCATCATGACGATGCGAGACTTCGAGAAGAGAAAACCAGCATACGCAGCCGCAGAGTTCTGGGGAGGTAAGGTAAAAAAATGGGAGAACGGAAAGCAGGTCGAGGTCGAATCAGACGGCTGGTTTGACGAGATGTGCCTGAAAACCATTAAACGCGAAGTCTTCAGCGCGAAGCACATGCCAAGAGACCCGAAGAAAGTAGACGACGCATACCAATACATGAAAATGAGAGAAGCAAGATACGCAGAGGTAGAGGCACAGGCAGAGATAGACGACCACGCAAACGCCATCATCATAGACACTACGCCAGACGAGCCAAAACAGCTACAGAGACCAGGAGTAGACTTTGAGACCGGGGAAATAATCGAGCCGGAACAAACTAAAATTAAAGCCGACGCAGCCCCGGTACAAGAAACCATGACAGGCCCGAGCTTCTAATGGAAATAAAGGTTCTCGCATCTGGCAGCAGCGGAAACGCCTATCGCATAAGCGACGGAACAACCAGCCTGCTGCTGGACGCGGGCATACCGCTAAAGGCCATACAGGTAGGGTGCGGATTTAAAGTGTCACAGATCAAGGGCTGCTTTGTGACACACAACCACCAAGACCACAGTAAGGCCGCTAAAGACCTCATGAGGTTAGGGGTAGACATTTACACCAGCCAAGGAACAATCGACGCGTGTGGGCTCACAGGACACCGTGCGCACCCATTAAAAGAGCTTCAAGAGATAACGGTAGGAACATTCAAGGTTTTACCTTTCGACGTTCAACACGACGCGCCGGATCCGCTGGGTTTCCTTTTTACATCAAACGAAACCGGAGAAAAACTGCTTTATTTCACAGACACCTACTACATAAAATACCGGTTCCAAGGGCTGACCCACATCATGGCCGAATGCAACTACGACAAAGAAACGCTCCAGAGGAGCATAGACGCAGGTTATATACCGATTGAGCTGGTGCCAAGATTGATGAAGAGCCACATGAGCCTGGATCACTTCCTGGATATGCTCAAAGCAAACGACCTGCGCCAGGTAAGACAAATATACCTTTTGCACCTGAGCAACAACAACAGCGACGAGAAACGCTTCAAAGAAGAGGTTCAGAAGCTCACAGGAGCAGAAGTGTACGTTTGCTAAAGAGGTCAAACACAAAGGGGGTGACTTAACGAATGGCACGAACACGAAGCATAAAACCTGGATTTTTTGACAACGAAATTCTGGGCGACCTTCCACCGCTAACCAGGCTTTTGTTTATAGGGCTTTGGTGCATAGCAGACAGAGAAGGAAGGCTGGAAGACAAGCCAAGGAAAATAAAGAAAATGTTGCTGGGATACGACGACGTAGACGCCGACGGAGTAGACAAAATGCTGCAGGCACTACACGACAACGGCTTCATTTACAGATATAGGATTGAAACAGAGGAATACATTCAAGTGGTTAATTTCACCAAACACCAAAACCCACACATTAAAGAAAAAGGCAGCGAAATACCACCGCCAGAAGGATACCAAGCACCAAGCGACACGGTATACGGAGGAGGAATTCACCAAGGCACCATACAAGCACCAGACTTGCACGGTGCTAACACAGTACAAGCCCCGCCTATTACCTTTAACCTATTACCTTCTACTGGAACCCTATCACCCACTACGCCAAATGGCGAAGACGGAGAGGGAGCAGATCAAGAGAACAATCAGCTGGGCGAGAGCCTAACGGTTCAAACGGCCGGAACGGCAGCGGGAAAAGAAACCCGTCAACAGCCCTCCAAGACCCTGGCTGAAAGAAGGTTCGACGAGTTCTGGGCAGCGTACCCAAAGAAGGTTGGAAAGAAAGCAGCGCAGACTTCATGGAATAAGCTCAAGCCAGACACAGAGCTCCACGACAAGATCATGACGGCTATAGGCAGAGCCAGAGTGACAGAACAATGGCAAAAAGAAGGCGGAAGATATATACCAAACCCAACAACCTGGCTAAACCAGGGCAGATGGGACGATGAATACGAGGAGGTGGCACCGAATGGAGTCAATAGCAAGTATTTTGACAGGAACAAACAGCAGCCAGACACAGCAGCGAAGGGAAATGAGAGCAAACAAGATGCCCTCGCAGGATTTAAAACAATCGACGACTTCGACTTTAAGTGAAGAGGACAAAAAGAACCGATACCAGATATCAAGCAACCAGGCAAAGGAAGAGGGATGGAACTGGAATGAGGATCCACCTGAGCCAAAGAGCTGCGAGTTTTGCGGCAAGACGCTATACCACATCGGAATTATTTCACCGCTTCAAAAGAAACAGGTCTTCACATGGCTAAAAGAGCCGGAACATTGCGACTGTAAAGAGGCCCAAGCATACTGGGCGGAGGTTGAAGCAGAGAGAATAGCTGCAGAAGAAGAAAAGAAGCGCCAGGAAGAAGCCACACGGATACAACGAAAGATCAGCAAGTTAATAAAAGACAGTGGAATCAGGGGAAGGTTCCTGAACCGGACATTTGAACGCTTCGAGATTGACGACAAAAACAAAAGAGCATATCAGGCAGCCAAATGGTACGCTGATAACTTCCCAGCCATGCTTCCAAAGAAAAGCAAAGACGGATCCGGGCACATAAGCCCACCAGAGAAGGAACGAAATGGACTTCTGATAACCGGAAACTACGGAACAGGCAAGACACACCTGGTCACAGCGATATCAAACCAACTAATCGCCGGAGGAATACCGGTAATATGCATGACAATGATAGACCTACTGGCCAGAATAAAACAAACATTTGACAGAAGCGACAACGCCACGGAAGCCGACATCATGAAGATTTACGAAGAGGTACCGCTTCTGGTAATAGACGACATAGGCAGCGAGCAGCCAAGCGAATGGGGATCAACGAAAATATTCGCGATTGTAAACGCCAGATACGAAGCATACATGCCAACCATTGTAACTACAAACTACGCAGGAGACGAGCTAATCCGAAGAATGACACCAACCGGAAGCAACGGAAGACCAATGGACAGCAGGAACGCGGAGAAGACCCTCGACCGTTTGAAAGAGATGTGCATAGGAATCGAAATGAACTGGGACAGTTGGAGGTCGAGATGATGGAAGAGAAAAGACAGCTCACACCAGCAGACAAAGCAAAGTGCAAATGGACGCAAGAGGAAGAATACTACCTTCAGGATAAATGGGGAGAGGTAAGCATTAAAGGACTCGCCAAAACATTGGGACGCAGCGAAAACGCAATCATAGTCAGAGCCCAACGGATGGGACTCGGAGCCCACCTTCACGCTGACAGCCGCGTAACAGCCAACCAACTAATGAAAGCGGTATACGGAGGAAGGCAGCAAGGCGGGTGGACGATGAACCGCTGGATCGAGAACGGGCTACCCATAAAGAAGCACCTGGTAAAGAATAGCCGGTTCAAAGTTATTGACATTGACGACTTCTGGAAGTGGGCAGAGCAAAACAAAGACATAGTGAACTTTTCACAGATGGAAGAGAATGTACTCGGCAAAGAACCTGAATGGGTTAAGCAAAAGCGCAGGATTGACATCAGGGAGAAGTTCAAAAAGACACCATGGACACCGACAGAGGACAAGAAACTCATTCAACTTTTAGACAAATACGAGTACACATACGACGATTTATGCAAGGCGCTGAACCGAACAGAAGGCGCAATAAAGCGAAGGATCATAACCCTTGGACTAACACAAAGGCCAATAAGAAACTACGACAGACACTGGACAGATGAGGAGACAGAGAAGCTCCTGGTCATGAAGTCAAAAGGGCACTGCTGGGAGGAAATAGGTCGGGAACTTAATAGGAGCGGCAGCGCAGTCAGAGGCAAATACGAAAGACTTCAAAACCCGGAATATTGCAAGAGGTATTACAGAAACAACAGAGAAAAGCTGGCCGCATATTTTCAAAAAGACATGTGCCAGCACTACATCAAGACCATAGGGTGCACTGCAGGAGAAGAAAACTGCGACGACTGCCAACAATTTAGGAGAAGAAGCCCGGAAGAAAAAGCAAACACAGGGTGGAACTCAATAACAAGTATAGGCGCGAAGGAAATCCTTCAGGAAAGATACGAAAACATTGGATAAGGAGGGAACCTGATGAAAAAGAGAGCATGTAGAATGACCGAGGAGGAAAAAGCAATGCACGACAGAGCGGTGAAGCTCAAGAAAATGACAGACGCGCAGCTTTGCGAATTCATAGACCACACATACGGCAAAGGAATGGAAGAAGGAGCGAAGCTGTCACAGATAAACAAGCAAGAAGAGCCAACAGAAGCGATCGACCCAGTGAAGAAATTCATCGAATACCTGGAAGGAAGAACAGGATCCGGAAACAGGATAGGACGCGGAACCATACTGCAGCTTAACCGGGAGCTGGACAATTACAAGGAGGCAGCTCAATGAGAACTAATTCAGGAAACACCCACGCAAACAGAGGGCAGCCGTTCGAAGATTTCCTAAAGTTCGTAAACGAACGGTACCAAGTGGACGGAATGGCGTGCGTTCACAAAGTACCGACCGAATTTATACCGCTACGGAACGGCCGCGGCCAGGTTTGCGGAGCGAAGGTAGAAGAAAAGAGCTGCGTCGACTACCTGGGCAGATACAAAAGCATACCAGTGGCAATCGAAGCAAAGCACACAGAGGAGAAAAGAATTTCATTCAGCAGGATAGAGCCACACCAGGCGGACTACCTGGACGATTGGAGCAAAGACCCAGAGGCCATAGCGCTGGTAGTTGTCAGCTTCAGCCTAAAGAAATTTTATTCGGTACCATGGCCATTTTGGAAAGCAGCAAGAACTGCATGGGAGCAGAAAAAGGGAAAGAAAAACCCAGAGAAGGAAGTCATAAAAGCATATGGATGGGAATGGGAGACGCCAGGCATGGCCAGCGTAAGTGAAGAGCAGCTCCTGCCAGATTGGGAGATTAAGACCGGCGGTAGATCAGGACTTCCATACCTGGAGATAATCGACAAAATGACAAGGGGGTAAAGGTATGAGCAGCGAGGACAAAGTAGTAGAATCATTCGACTTGAACCGGATCATGAAATCAACCAAATTTCCTATAATTTGCATTTACAACAACCCAAAGGACTACCCAGGGAAATACATAGCCAGGCTTTGGGACGTAAACAAAGCAACAAACATCGTGGCTGTAGCACAGAGCCTGGAGGAGATCAGGAAGACAAAGCCAGCGGACATGGTGATCATGGATAGACAACCGAAAGACGACCCGGTAATAGTTGAAACTTGGATTTAAGAGAGGAGGCCCAACCACACATGAAAGAAGTAACAAGATATCAATGCGAATTTTGCAAAAAAGATTTTAGAACACCAGACAAACACTACTGCAAGAAGAACCCAGAGTTGAAGAATTGCTTCACCTGCAAGAACCTGAAGGGATGGCTTGAGAGTGAGGACGGAGTAGACGTAGGTGTAGGAGTAATCAGAGACCCGAACTACCCGGACTGCGCAGCAGACGTAGACGGATGGAACATAGAAGACATTAAAAGCGCAAATTACGACATGCAGTGCGACAAATGGGAACAGGGAACATACGACTGGAGAAAAGATTTTAACGAGTACGAAGGAATGGAGGGGTTATGGTGATGAAAGCAATAACAATATGGCAGCCATGGGCAAGCCTGCTCGCAATTGGAGCAAAGCAATACGAAACAAGAAGCTGGGAAACGAAATACAGAGGCACGATAGCAATCCACGCAGCCAAGAAAGATCCATGCAAAATACCGCTGTTAGGATTACAGAAGTTCGAAGAAGCAACCAAAGAGGAGCTGGAGAAAGCCGGGCTCATGTGGTGCCTGCTTCCCACAGGAAAAATAATTGCAACAGCAGAGCTGGTAAATTGCTGGCGCATCGTATACCACCCAGGAACGAACGTAGACATAGCCAAGCACATACCAATCGGAGCAGAGCTGGACGTCCCGAGGAAACACCCAGACTTCGGACGATACATCGTACCAACAGAAAAAGAAATGTTGTTCGGAGATTGGACTCCAGGGCGATACGCATGGGAGTTAACAAATATAAAACTCCTGGATAAACCAATACCAGCGAAAGGAGCGCAAAGATTATGGAACTGGAATCAGGAATGAAAGATACGAGAAAAAGATATCATTGCAAATGCCCGATTTGCGGCAGAGAGTTCTGGGCTTGCAAATCAATCGCGCAAGAGGACTGGGGCATGCTTGACGCAGGACACGGAAGTTGTCCGGACTGCAAAACATTTCATAATTTAACATTTGACGAAAAAACCGAAGAAATGATAGTGACACCATGGGATCAGTTTTTAGAGGATAGGAAGGTGAAGCGAGAGTGAACAGATACAAATGCCCGGAATGCGGAGGCAGTCAATACTCCGCAGACCCAAGAAAAGAAAAGGAACCATGCATATACTGCGGCCACAAAGGCACAGCGATAATGGATAACATAAACGAAGACCAGGAGGAACCAAAGGAGGAGATCAAATGAAGACCTACATGAACAGGATCGACAGGGAGCACCATTTGATGATCCTAATTGTTTGGGACTACCTCGGAAGCTGGCTGGAGAAGACAAGCTGCCTCACCAAGGAGGAACGCAAAAGAATAAAGACGGCAACAACCCACTTATTACATGCCAGCGACAGTATCGTTCAGAGAATGGAATACGACTACGCAAAGAAGATCATGAAGGACGCAAAGAACATCGAGATCCGAATAGCGGATCGCATGAGCGAAAACCTAAAGCACGCAAAAGGCGGCACTTATATAGACATTGAGGATTTATACGACCTGGGCAGCTTTGCACTCAAGGAATGCCGAGGATGCAAAAAGGAAGACCATAAAGAGTGTGAGAGATACCAGCTATTCATGAAATTAAATATCCCGGTGGCGCAGGAACAAACAGACGGCTGCCCATACGAGAATTAAAGCGGAGCTCCAGCGGAGTCATGGTGGAGCCCCAGCGGAGAAATCAGAAGAGGGGGATCGAATGAATGGGACTAAAGGAGAACCAAAGATCATCGAATGCAGCAAGTGCGGCTGCGAGTGGAACGTAAGCATAAACGCAAACATACCAAGTAGCGGGTACATTTGCCCACATTGCACAAGCAGAGAGCGAGAAAATAATACCTTTCAGGAGGATAATGATATGGCAAATAGAGCATTGCTTCACCGAAACAAAATAGAAGACTTCAAGGGCTGGCTTCAGGCAGACGGCTGGCAGATAGAAGAGCCCAAAGGAATATACGAGGTCGTGAGGGCAAGGAAGGACGACAGGAAGCCTTTAATAGTTTACACGAGGGACAATAAGGGAAACGAGCACATAACCGTTCAGAGCCGAGATGAGGGCGTCGTAAGAGCATACATAAGAGACAGAAGAAGAGAAGCCTGGTGCAAAGCAAACGGCGTAGAGAAGATCACCAGAGAAAAAGCACACGAGATATGGGACAGCAGCCCAACCGGACGCGAAGACTACCAGCCAAGAGGACGTTTTTATTACATGGATGGCAAGACGATCATCGGCATAGACAACGATAGAGGCGGAGCGTGGACAGAAGAGTTCAAACATTGGGACACATTCAAACTATGGATAGCATCGCAGCTAACTGTAGAGGAGGCAGAAAAGATAACCGGAAGGAGGAGGCAAAATGCCAGCGTTAGAAATTAAGGTGAAATCATACCCGCAGGAGGCCAAGGGGCTGGTGGACATTTGGAACAATTACGCAAATTCAGGCCTCAACAGCGCCGGGATAGAATTTGTAACATTCGTACACAAAAGACCAAAGAACCCAAGAAGCGAGAACAGACGTATAGCTGGATTAAAAGCTCAATGCATTTCATACCTCAAGGAAGACACGGAGCTGGTAAAAATGAGTGTTGAAAATTTTATCTACCTCATGGCCAAGTGTGGAGTACATTTCGAGGTTAAAGAAGGAGGAATCAGTCATGAGTAATCTTAAAGGGCGAGCTAAAATAAGAGGAAAATCACTTGATGAAGATTGCAAAAAAGCAATAATTTCAACACATGAATACGGCCCGGACGATAACAGAAAATTTTGTTACGGACTTTATGAAATGTCAACAGAAGAAACATTAGAAAAATGCAACATTTGTAAAGCATTTGTATATAACGCAAAAGAACCATTGAAGGAGGAACAGAGCGATGATGAATAAATCAAAGATAGAATGGACGGACTTCACATGGAACCCAGTAACAGGATGCCTTCACGGCTGTGAATACTGCTACGCCAGGAAGCAAGCGAGACGCTTCTGCGGAGACATAAGACTAAATAAAGGATCCGACCAGCTGCAGAAAGACGAAAACGGACTTTATATCTTGGAGAAACCATTCAAGAACCAGGTATCAGGCAAAGTTATACCAGACCCGGTGGGGTTTGAACCAATTATGCATAAGTACCGCCTGGACATGCCAGCAAAGAAGAAAAAACCGGCGAAGATTTTCGTAGTTTCCATGGGCGACTTATTCGGAGCCTGGGTACCGGACAGCTGGATAGAGGAAGTATTCAAAGCCTGCGACGCAGCGCCATGGCACACATACATGTTTTTAACAAAGAACCCACGCAGATACATGGAACTGGCAGAGAGGGGAATCATCCGAACCGCCGACAACTTCTGGTACGGAAGCACAGCGACAACACCAGAGACAGAATTCTTCTGGCATGACCAACTGAACACTTTCGTAAGCATAGAACCAATACTCGCACCGTTCCCAGACGCCATACACCCAGACTGCGGCATTCAAAAGGTTAAATGGGTAATCATTGGAGCAGAGACAGGAAACCACAAAGGGAAGACAGTACCAGAGAAGGAATGGATCCGAGACATAGTCAAGGCATGCTGGGCAACAAAGACGCCGGTATTTTTGAAGGATAGCCTGCAGGAGATATGGGGAGAAGACCTCATCCAAGAACGGCCAAAGGGAATGCCAGTAGACAAAAGCAACGACGTGCCGCATTGCAAAGAATGCGAACACCACAGCACCACACAAGAAGGCAAACGAGGAGAGCGCCATCATTGCGAAATAGGATGGGAGAATTCAGGGTACGCCGATAGAGAATGGTCAAGACACATACCAGGCAACGCAGCCAGAACAAGCCCGGCATGGTGCCCACTGCGAGAGGAGGAATAGCAATGCCTTGCGAGCCAATTATTAATAATGGAAAAGCTGTCGGCTTCATGTGCTCCAGATCCAGAGGGAAACCAAACCCACCTCCATGCTACAAATGCGGGAAGCCATCAACAAAGCTCTGCGATTTCAGAGATTATGGCACAAGAAAATGGAAAGACGACTACGGAAGAGAGCAAACGACAGAATGGACAGCACTCGATACATGCGACAGACCAATGTGCGACGAATGCGCGAATCACGTAGGAGAGGACACAGACTACTGCGACGAGCATAACAACCAATTAGCTATTCACAGAACAGGGCAAGGCGAAAGAGTTCACCAGGAACGCCTGAAGAAGCTCGGCATATCAGAGGAGGAAGAGCGATGAGAAGGATGATTTATAAAACAAAGCGGTTCATTCATTCACTCAAAGTGAGATGGAAGTTAAGGAAATCATTCAAGATATGGCGAGAAGCTTCGTTCCATTTCCAAATGGCAGCATACGACATGGCGCAGACCCTAAAAGGAATAAGACCAATGAGCGGAGATAACCTGGATCGAATGGCGAATGTAACTGGCACACAGAGGCAAGAAGGAGAAACAGACGTTGAACTTCGAAAGAGGTTGACGGAAATAGTCAAACAGAGAGGAGCAGCGCCGTGGAAAAAGGAATAATGTTTATAGCTTTAGCAGCTTCAACTGCAGCCGCTACCATAAAAATGCGTAACCTTTCAGTAGAACAAATGCGAGAGATGAAAGCCAAGCGAGAGTTTAACGAAAACAAAGTTGCAGTATTAAAAGCAGCCAAAGAAGAACTCGCGTCCAGAGACCAAGCAAAAAATGAGAAGCCAATAGAACTATATCCATACCAAAAAAGATGATGGCCAGAATGATCAAATACTTTCGAGAGAGAGAAGAGGAAGAGAAGAAGCTCCGCAAGTGGAACCATTACGCTACACACGCAAAGAAATGGCGTACCAGGAAGAAATACCAGAAGAGGATCCGGGAATATTTCTCCAAGCGCACACCAAGAGGTGGCAACTGGTCATACGGAAGCGGAGCTGGAATATTTTTAACTTACCCAAGAATGACAGGAGAAGCGAGAGGAGGACGGCCATGATTGAATACTGCGGAAATTGCAACATTGGAGCAGAAACACAAGATTTATTCCCAGGAACATGCCCGTATTACAAGAAAACATCGGGCAAGCACTGTGCAAACCACATGCCAACACCATACAAGCCCAATGAAGGCCGCATGGTTTACATCGCCAGCGCAATGAGGGGAGATATAGAAGGGAACCTGAAGAAGGCAGCAGCATACTGTCACGCAGCAACAGAGTCCGGAGCGGTACCAATCGCTCCTCACCTTTATTTTTCATCCTACCTGGACGATAGGATACAAGAAGAGCGAACTGCAGGAATGCAGATGGGCCTTCATATTTTGAGACGATGTGACGAGCTCTGGGTATTTGGAACACCAACCGAAGGGATGAGGGAAGAAATCAAGCTGGCCAAGAGCCTGCACATTCCGATCCTTTACATACCGGAGGAAACTATAAATAAAATATTAGAGAGGGGACAGACAGCATGAACAAAGTAATTTTAATGGGACGCTTGGCAGCGGATCCGGAACTTAAATACACAACCGGAGGAGTAGCAGTAGCCACCTTCACTCTGGCAGTAGATAGACCGAAGATGAAGGACAGAGACCAGGAGACAGACTGGCCACAGATCATAGCATGGAGACAAAAGGCTGAATTTGCAGCAAACTACCTCACAAAAGGCAGAAAGGTACTCGTTACAGCAGCCGTAAGGACAAGAACTTACGAGGACAAGGAAGGCAAGAAGCATAAAGTAACAGAGTTTCAAGCGGAGGATATAGAGTTCTGCGACAGCAAACCAAAAGGATCCTACGGAGACAACCAGGAGAGAAGCCCGGCAGACTTTGACTCACCGGAAGGATTTATACCAGTAGAAGACGACGAAGATTTACCATTCTAAAAGAGGAGGAGGGATAACATGGCGATGGACAGCAAAGAGTCAATGGGAATTGTCGGGGCAAGTTTTGTCTGCTTGAGCACCAGAGTAATGGAGCTCGCAATCCAGAGAGGAATAGATACCGGCACCAAGGCTGCAATGGAATACATCATGGAAGAGAAAAAGACCCAACAGAAAGGGAGGTACGACAGGCGGCTCCGCAACACAAGACTGTTGTTGAAGAACTACCGCACGCTTAAGCAACACGCCCAAGGCGCTGTGTTCAACGCCAAGAAAGCAAAGGAGAACGCGGTAGACATCCTGGACGGCCTGGACAGCTTTCAATTCGACGACAACCTTTATATTGAAAGCATAAAGAAGAGCCAGCAGCGAACAATCATCATCCTGCGCCACATCGAAGAAATGCTGAAATATTACAGGATAGCATGCGAGGAGTCCGGACGCGAAGATGAGATGAGGTGCTACAGGATCATCATGGCCACATACGTCGACGATGAGAAAAAAACAGCAGAGGAAATCGCAGAGATAGAAAACATAGAAAGGCGTACAGTTTACAAGAACATAAACACGGCAATGAAACCCCTGTCAGCCCTGATATTTGGCGTGGACAGCATCAAATTATACTGATACAAGCACCATGCAAGCAGGGGGCAATAACCGGGCATTGTAAAGGCATTAGAAATAAAATAAAATGATAGCGTGGAGGATTGAAGAAATGGCAAAGAAGAAACCGAAAAACACCTTCATCGAGATTGACTACGAGACCAGCGCAGAACCAAGAGCTACCACACCGGACGGAATACCGGTGTTCTGTTCTCATGATGAGCTGGTACCGATTGAGAAGACAGTCCCGAACCCAAAGAACCCAAACCAGCACAACGACAAACAGATCGCACTGCTGGGAAGTATCATCCAAGCAAACGGATGGAGAGCAGCAATAACCGTTTCAAAGAGGAGCGGTTTCATAGTTAAAGGACATGGCCGACGCCTTGCAGCGCTTCACATCAAGAGTGGGTACGTTCCGGTAGATTACCAGGACTACGCAAGTGAAGCAGAGGAATGGGCAGACCTTATAGCAGATAACAGACTGGCGGAGCTTTCCACACTGGACACAGCAATGCTGATTGATTTAATCTGAGACATGGACACCGGAGAAGTACCGGTGGAATTAACCGGTTATTCAGAAGAAGACCTGGCCGACATCATCGCAGCTATGGAAGGAGCCGACGATACAACCGACGACAAAGCGGATGCAGCTCCAGCAATACAAAACATACCAATGAGCAAAGCCGGTGACGTTTGGAACCTTGGGAGCCACAGACTAATATGCGGCAGTGCAACAGACAAAGCCACCATAACAAAGCTGATGGCAGGTGAAAAGGCACAAATGGTCAACACAGACCCACCATACGGCGTGAGTTACGAGACCCAGAGCGGCAAGTTTGACATGATCAAGAACGACAACCTAACAGGCGACGACTTGATGGCCACACTTTTAATACCAGCATTTAAGAATTACGTAGAGTTCACGGATCCAGACGCAGCCTTTTATATCTGGCACGCAAGCAGCACAAGGCGAGACTTTGAAGACGCCATGACTGCAGCAGGGATCATCGAAAAGCAATACCTAATCTGGGTAAAGAACGGAATAGCCCTGGGCCATGCGGACTACCAATGGGCACACGAACCGTGCTTCTATGCAGAGAAGGCAGGACAAAGCGCACACTTCTACGGAGACAGAGCGCAAAGAACAACGTGGAAAGTAGTCCTTCGAGACGCAGAGCAAATGGCAACAGTCCTCACAGGAGGCGTCGTATTAACTGACGGAGCCGGAGGTAAAGTATTCTTAAATGAAAAGCCGCCGAAGGGCAAGAAGATCCGTTATATTCGTTTGAGCGAAGGAAAGAGCGTCTGTCTTTACCCAGAGGAAAAGATATCAACCGTCTGGGAAGTGTCCAGAGAGACAGGCACAGAGCACCCAACGCAGAAGCCGGTAGAACTTGCAGTAAGAGCAATAGACAACAGTAGCAAGCCAGGAGACCTGGTGCTTGACTTCTTCGGAGGCAGCGGCAGTACACTCATCGGAGCCGAAATGACTGGAAGACGATGCTACACGACAGAGCTTGATCCAAGATACTGCGACGTAATCATAAACAGATACATGCGCTTCACAGGGAACCTCGGCGTTACATGCCAAAGAGGAGACCAAGAGCTGCAGTACATACAGCTCAAAGAAGAGAACGACAAGCTAAACAGCATTACCCCTGAAGAAGGTTAAAATATACGATTAGAGTAGGGCAGGCCACTGAAAAGACGGTCTGCCTTTTGTTATACCAAAAGAAAGGAGGAAGCAACATGGCAAAGAAAAAGCCAATAGAACCAGAGAACCTATGGGATAGAATACCCGGAGAAACGCCGAGGGAATACCAGAAGTTCTGTGCGTTCCGAGACATGATCAGCGAGGATAAAGACCTACGCAGCAGGAGAAGGAGCATACCAAAACTATGCGAACAGATAGGCTTCTCGGTGGATCACCTCCGGAAGTTGAGCGCAAAGAACGACTGGATAAACAGAGCAGCAGCATACGACGCATACCTGGATGAACAGATCCGGGAGCAGAACGAAGCAGACATCATCAAGATGAAAAAAGACCATGCGCTGCTGGCCTCCCAGATGATCAAGAAGGCAGCTAAACGACTGCTAACCATACCAGAGGAGGAAATCGCGGCTTCTGACATCGTGCGCCTGGTCGATGTTGGAGTTAAAATCGAAAGATTGAGCCGAGGAGAGTCCACCGAAAATAGACAAATAAGCGGGGAGACAAAGGTAACTCACCAGGGCGAAGTCAAAGTAAGGAGCCCAGGAGACCTCAACCTTTCCAGCTTGTCAGATGAGGAGCTCGTAGAGCTTGAACAGCTACTGGAAAAGCTACATACAGAGCCCGATATTTGATGTTGACGCTCTGCAGGCGGCGCTTCAAAAGGAAAAGGCAGAGCGTAACCTTTCAGAGTACATCAAACAGGCGTGGAGGGTAATAGAACCAGGCACGACGTATGTAGACAATTGGCACATTGATTTGATAAGCGAATACCTGCAGGCAGTAGAAGATGGCGAAGTATTGAGGCTTATAATCAACATCCCACCTCGACACATGAAATCCATACAAACAACGGTATGTTACCCAACATGGTCGTGGATCAAGAATCCGGAGAAGCGCTTCATTAAGGTTTCATACAGCGACAGCTTATCCAGGAAGCACAACGTGCTATCAAGGGATATAATCACCAGCCCGTGGTACCAGGAGAACTGGGGAGACAAGTTCTCGCTTAAAGACGACGTAAACAGGCAGAACGAGTTCAAGAACAACCACCATGGAATGATGTTCTCTACGAGCGTCGGCGGATCATTAACCGGTGAAGGTGGAGACGTAATCATCGTAGACGACCCACAGAACCCCTTAATGGCCAACAGCGAGGCTGAAAGAGAAGCGTCAATAGCTTTCTTTAAGAACACCCTTCAAACCCGTCTAAACGACCCAAAGAAGGGCGCAATTATAATCATCATGCAGAGGCTGCACGAGAACGACCTAACCGGTTACGTTTTAGCAGAGAAGCTGGGATACGAACATTTATGCCTACCTGCAGAGGCACCAGAGAAGACAATAATCACATTCCCAATAAGCAAGAGAGAAATCATCCGGGAAGAAGGAGACATCCTGAACCCACAAAGATACGACAAAGAAACACTGTTAGGCCTTAAGAAATCCATGGGAAGCGTTCAATACGCTGGACAGTTCCAGCAGACACCAGCGCCAGCAGAGGGCGTTATTTTCAAGAGAGAGTGGCTGGGTAATTCCTTCAAAGTAGTGCCATACCAAAACATGCTTATTCAGTCATGGGATATGGCATTCACAAAGAGCGAAGGCAGCGCCAAGGTGGCAGGCTTCGTCGTAGGAAGAAATGGCAGCGACATATACATTCACGACCTCGTAAATGAAAAGATGAGCTTCACAGAGAGCGTGACAGCCGTCCGTACACTTTCAGGCAAATGGCCAAAAGCAAGAGCGAAAGTAGTGGAGAACAAAGCAAATGGCCCGGCCATCGTTGACCTTTTGAAAAAAGAGATCCCAGGCATGGTAGAGTTCAACCCAAAGGGTAGCAAAGAAGAGAGGGCAATCAGTGTAACGCCTTACTTTGAAGCAGGAAACATATGGTTCCCGGATCCAGCGACGCACCCCTGGGTTCACGACTTAATCAATGACCTTTTGATATTTCCAAAGGGAACATACAAGGACACGGTGGACGCTTTAGTCCAGGCGATCCTTTATCTGATGGATAAGCCGTCAATCACTGGCCCACCAAAGACCGGAGGACTTCAAAAGAGCAGCTACTGGAAGAGATAACAAAAAGCATGGTGCAAGCACCAGACAAGTACGGTACAAGAATAGTACCAGCACTACACCAGTACAGTAAAAGCACAACCCGATGATGCGAAAATGATAAAAATGATCTAATTCGATGATAAAAATGACAGAGCGTCGATCGTTGAAAACACATCAAAAACGCATCAAGCGAAGACTTCAAACGCAGTAAATACAAGGGTTTACAAAAAGCACCAGACAAGCACCGTGCAAGCACCAGAAAAGCACGGAACAAGCCCGGCTGGTACCCTATTACTGGTACCCTATTACCTATTACCTTTTACCTATCACTGTTAACACCAAAAAAATGGTGAGAGGGAGAGAGGAGGAAAATAAAAAACAAATAACAGAGAGGAGCACCCACAATGGATAGTAAAGCATTTCAATTAAGAGCACGCTTCATGCGAGAGGCGGAGGAAAAAGGAACAACAGCACAAATGATGATAGCAGCTGTTAAATTACCAACAGGAGCCGTCGAGGTTATCACAAACACGGCACTGATACCAACAAAGATAGAGTATTATAACACCGCATACGATGAGGAATTCAAGCTCAAAGCGAATCGCAACGTCCAGATAGTGGGCTTCATGTTTGTGTAATCAAAGCACAACGAAGAAGGAGGTGAGAAGAGGAAATGGCAAATAACAACTTTAAAGAAATGGGACGCCTTGGCCAGAAGAGATACGGCGGCTTTTTTTATGAGGAGTTCTTAAAAGAGCTCCAGGGAAAGAAGGGCGTGGAAGTATTCAGGGAGATGAGCGAGAATGACGACGTGATCGGTTCGATCCTTTACGCCATCGAAATGCTAATCAGGCAGGCAACATGGAACGTCCAACCGGCAGGCAGCACTCCAAAGGATGAAGAGGCAGCAGAATTCATATACCAATGCATGGACGACATGCAAGACACGTGGACAGACACCATATCGGAAATTTTGTCCTTTTTGACGTTTGGATGGAGCGCACACGAACTCGTATACAAACGCCGCGCAGGAAAGAGCAAAGACCAAAGGCTCAACAGCAAATACAGTGACGGATTGATAGGATGGCAAAAGCTACCCATTAGAGCACAGGAGACACTGTGGGAATGGATATACGACGACGGAGACAACCTCCTTGGAATGTCACAGATGCCGCCTCCAAAGTTTGAAATCATCCAGATACCAATCGAAAAGCTGATGATATTCAGGACAAAGAGCAGGAAGGGCAGCCCAGAAGGCAGGAGTATTCTCCGTAACGCATACCGCAGCTGGTACTTCAAGAGAAGGATCCAGGAGATAGAGGGAATAGGTGTTGAAAGAGACCTGGCCGGTTTTCCGGTATTGACTGCACCAGAAGGAATGAATATCTGGGACGACGACGATCCGGACATGGCGGCAATAAGAGCAGCAGCCGACGCAATCGTTCAAAACGTAAGAAGAGACAGCCTCGAAGGTTTATCAATGCCATCAGGATGGAAACTTGAGCTATTAAGCACAGGAGGACGCCGACAATTTGATACCAATGCAATCATCGAAAGATACGACACCAGAATAGCAATGACAGTCCTCGCAGACTTTGTGTTATTAGGGCACCAACAAGTGGGGAGCTTCGCACTTTCAAGCGATAAGACGGAACTCTTCGCAATGGCGGTAGGAGCATACCTGGATATTATCTGCGAGACATTCAACAACAAGGCAATCCCGGCACTTATAGACCTAAACGGTGAACACTTCAGCGGAATAACAGACTACCCAACACTTGAACACGGAGACGTTGAAGGACAAGATATTCAGGCGCTGGCATCATACATCAAAGATATGACAGGCGTAGGCGTGCTGGTACCAGACGACGGAATAGAAGACTTTGTAAGAGAGGCAGCTGGACTACCAGAGAGACTGGACGACAACCCAACACTAAATCCAAGGGAGCCAAAGAAAAAACCAGGCACAGAAGCAGATCCAGACGACCTGGGAGAACTTGACGATGACGAGGAAGCCGTAAAAAAAGCGAAAGAGAGACTGGGGAGGTATGATTAATGATCAGGATCAAGAAATCAATTCACCGACGCCCAGTACTCAAAGCAAAAAAGAAAAGCGCAGCTGCAGAGGACGTCCTCGAAAAGCTCAATTCATTTCTTGACGCAACAGAGCCGGAGCCGGTTTATTTCCTCACCAGGATGTGGAACGACCAGCAGCAGGCGGTAACATACAAAGAGCTCCGTGAAGCAATTCAAAGCGGACACCTGGACGAGAAGACCCTGCAGGCATGGCAAAAAGACTATGCTAATTTCGTTAATGAAAAGTTGAAGCCGGTATGGACAGAAGCAATGACGGCAGCCAACGCAGACCTAATGGCCAAGCACCCGGACTATTTCTTTGATCCAATGAGCCAGGAAGTACTCAAGTGGACAAACGAACACGGAGCCCAGTGGGTATCAACAGTATCAGACGAGCAAAAGGAAGCCATAACAGCAATGCTGGATAATTCATTCAGCGGAGACTTCACGGTTGACGAGCTGGCCAGGGCAATACGCCCGACGGTAGGGCTGAACAAAACCCAGTCAAAAGCGAACGTCAACTACTACAAGCACATAAAAGAGAGCCTGCTGGAGAATAACCCAGGCATGAAGGAGACCACTGCCGAGAAGAGGGCGAGAGACGCAGCCCAGAAGTATGCAGCCAAGCAGCACAGGCAAAGAGCCTTCACAATAGCAACCACAGAAATGGCCTTCGCTTATAACAAGGGAGCTGATGAAGGGATGAAACAAGCCCAGGCACAGAACCTCATAGGTAAGGTAAAAAAGGTATGGAGCACAGCAGCAGACGAAGGCGTGTGCTCAATATGCGGAGGATTAGATGGCACCGAAATAGATATGGCGGAAGACTTTGATTTTAAAGGGCATACACTGTACAGTGGACAGAAGCAAACACCCCCAGCTCACCCACGCTGCAGATGTGCCGTTCTTTACATCGAGACAGAACCACCAAAGTATCAACCAGAGCCAGAGCTGGACGTAATCCAGACATGGAGCCCACAAGACCAGGTACCCGTACCGGAACCACCGGAACCAGAGCTGCCGAAAATACCAGAGGCACAGCAGATGCCAAAAGGAATGAAGTACAACGGCAAGCCAAACCTCGGGCAGACTGGAGAAATCAAGTCATACATTGATGAACTGGGAGACGAGTGGCTATTTAAACCGGCGCAGAGCAAAAGCGGCAACCCAGAGACATTCAGGGCATACGTCCAGGAGGCAGGGTACAAAGTCCAGGGAATAGTTGATCCGGAGACAGCAGTACCGGTGGGAACAGGAGAGCTTGATGGCAAGTTTGGAGCTTTCCAGAAGAGAATAATGACCGTCGACGACACGGTCGACCTGAAACACTGGCAATACACCAGCGACCAACTACCACCAGGAACGGCCGCACAACTTCAGAGGGAACACGTAACGGACTGGTTGATGGGGAACTTCGACAGCCACGGTGGAAACTTTGTGATGGACGACGCAGGAAAGCTCATAGGTTTAGACAAAGAGCAATCCTTCAGGTACATCAACCAAATAGGCGGCCAGCAAATGAGCTACACCTACCACCCGAACTCAACATACGGAGAAACAGAGCCGATTTATAATACACTGTTTCGCAGGTTTGCAAAGGGAGAGATTGACCTCGACCTTCAGGACACCCTGACATTCGTTAAGCGAGTAGAAGCCATACCGGACACGCAGTACCGGGAAATATTCAGAGGTTACGCAGAGGAACTGCGAGGCAAGGGCAAGGCTGCAGAGGAACTTCTCGATGAGATAGTCGACAAAAAAGGCAGATTAAGAGAAGACTACCGACAGTTTTATTCAGACCTTCTAACCGAAAGAACCGGAAAGAAGCAGGCGCTCATATGGGCCGACGAAGCAGCGCAACACATGCAGCAACCATTGACAGCAGTAACACACAGCCCGGACGTCTTGAAAAAGATGAACACAGCAGAGCTGAAGCAGCTGGCAAAACAAAAACAGATCCCGTACTACAACAACATGAATAAGACCCAGCTGGTAACAAGCATATCAGACCCAGTGAAGGCACCGGACATGAGTGCACAGGTAAGAGATAGACTGGCAGCCAACGAAGCAGCCAGGAAGGCAACAGAAAAAGCACCGGTACCGCAAAAGTTAAAAGACATCCTACCTGCAGATGAAGTATTCACAGACATGTCGAAACTACCGGACAGCAGGCTGGGCGTACCGATAAAGAGCGATAAGGGAAATGTCGAAGGCTTGAATCTGACAGGAAGGCGAATGCAGATACTGGACGACGCATCTGGAAGCACATACGATGTATATGAGGTTTCAGGAAAGCTGACAAAAGACACATGGTCAAAGACCTGGGATAAAATGAAACCTATAGGAGACAACAGTGGAGAACTATTCTTCGAGGCGGCAGACGACGCAAAGAAGCTCTACACTTCCAAGGTTGATCTGGGAGCGTCCATCCGAACAATGACAGTGACCGACGGAGAAACGTCCTTCGAACTTTACATCGATGGCCAGACAAGACAATATAACGGCTGGCGTGGTTTTTTTAGAATGAGAACGCGAGTAACATCAAGCGGAGCTGCAGACGCAGACAACATGAAAAAAATGCTTCAAAAGCTGGAACTCGAAGACTTAATAACAAGCCCAGATGTAGAAGCAGAGACGATCCTAAAGAAAACCCGCCTCGTTTGGCAGAATGCACCGAACCGGATCCAGGAATTAGATGGATTGACGCCAGAACAAATCCCGACTAAACTGGATATGATAATAAAGCAAGAGAAAATCGACCCAAAACGCATAAACAACATGAAGATGGCCAAGGTTTTTGACGGATACCAGACCTACATCGAAGAAGGCATACAAGACACATACGAGAAGGCAGGTCTAAAATACGTATGGACAGGAATGCCAGACGCAGACGATATCGTCAAAGTTATTCAGAGCCCTGGTTTATTATCAAACAACAACCGTTTCAAAGCAGGAATGAAGAGAGCTGGAGCCAGCCCGGTAGAAGATTTCAGAACCGGAGGCAGCGACAATGTGTTCACGAGGATAGGAGTTAAGAATAAAAACAACCCTCGATTTGACGACAGCTACAGAGGAAGCAGATACCGCATTCTTATAGACCCAAAAGAGATGCAGCGAACAGACTGGTACGCATTCGACAGCGACTCATTCGGAAATTCAGATGCGTCAAGGCTGGCAAGCAGGCAATCACCGGTGGAATTCATAAAGAACATGGCCACAAGCTACCGCAGCGGAAATGAAATCATGTTTAGGCACGGAATAGCGAAAGAGAGCTTCACCGGCATATCATGCCAAAGTAACTCGTTGAGGGCAGAGCTCCTGGATAAGTTCAAAAATGCAAACATTACTGCGGTAAACGGAATACCAATCGAGGACTTCGTAAAGGTGGGATCAACGATATGATCAATCAAAGAGCCGTGTACGTATTCAAACCAGCCGGAGGGAAAGACTTCACCGGCATAGCGCTGGACGTACACATTCACAAAGAGAACCTGCGATTTTTCGATACCAACAGAGGCCATGAACTTCCTGGCAAGGTTACAGATGAGACAGAGAAGGACTTCACATTCACGTCCACAGGAGCCGCGCCGGGAGAATGGCAATTCAAGGTACTGACAATCGAAGAGTTCAAGCGCAAATATTACAAGCTGGCCGAAGGCGGACAAACGATAGCGGCCAAGTTAAAAACTACAGACGACCTCCACCAATGGTACCGGAGGGAGTTCAAGATTTAAGGCGAGGAAAATAACCTCGTCTTTTGCTTTGAAAGGAGGTAGATAGCATGATCAAGTTCAGCGACCTGGTGAGCGTCCAAAAAGCCAAGGCAGAGCCGAAAGCAATGACACCAGGAATAGTAAAGGGACGCTTCAAGATACAGAAATCAGACGACGACAAAATGCTGGCATTTGGATGGGCCAACGTAGCGGTCACAGCCGGAGGCAAACAGATAGAAGACTACCACGAGGACATGATAGATCCAGAAGAACTGGAGCAGGCAGCGTACAGCTTCGTAGAGTTTTACCGCGAAGGTGGAGAGATGCACGAGCGCGGAGGATGCGCAGTCCTCATAGAAAGTATGGTATTCACTAAAGAAAAAATGAGCGCCATCGGGCTAACCGAAGGCACACTGCCAGAAGGATGGTGGATCGGCTTCAAAGTAACCGACACAGACGTCTGGGACAAAGTCAAAGACGGAACCTACCCTATGTTTAGCATCGAGGGAGAGGCAGTCCGTGAGGAAATCACGGAGGAAGAATAACTCAATATCGATAAACCGAAGGACGGTGAGCATTCGTCGTTTTTTGTTTTATAAAAAGACTTTTCAAGGAAGGAGGAAAGAAGCAAAATGGCATCTAAACTAAAAGACCTAAAAATCACAAAGGTTGATTTTGTAGACGCCGGAGCCAACCCAGAGGCCAACATCCTACTCTTTAAAAATAAAGAAGGTGCCCCGGCAGCGAAATCCGCCACAGATCCAGCAGCGAAAGGAGGTGAGAAAAGCGATAGCGCAGTAAAGAAGTTTTTCTCGTCCGTAGCGAAAGCCCTTGGAATTGGAGACGAGAACGTCGACCAGGCCGTCGAGGAAATAGCCAAAGGCTACGAGGCCGCTACATTCGGAGAGAAGATGAATGAACAAAAGCGCAGACGCGTAACCAGTGAAATCTGGGACGTTTGCTACGCTTTAGAAGAGAGCCTATGCTCTATCATTTGCGACGACGATGTAGACGAAGCCGATAAACCAGACCTCATGGAGCAGAGCCTGAACGAGTTCAGCGAAGCAGTAAAGGGTTTGATACCAACATGGGCACAGGGAAAAACAACAAACAAAATCAACAAGTCAGAGCAACCTATGACACCCGCAAGGCTTGAAATGGCCAAAGCAGCAAAAGAGAAGCTGGAAACCATCATAGCCAAAGCAGAACCAACTCCACCGGCCACAGATCCGGCAGGAGATCCAATCCAAAAACAAAAAACGAAAGGAGAAACGGAAGACATGAAGATCGACAAAAGCAAATTATCACCTGAAGAGCTAACAGCCCTCGAAGCAATCGAGAAAAAGGCTGGCATTCAGGGCGAACCAGCAGGCGACCCTAAACCTGCAGATGTTAACAAAGGCGCAGCAGCACCCGCAGCCGGTCAGGAACCAGCAGCAGGAGGAGAGGACATCTACAAAGGCCTTCACCCTGCAGTAAAGGCAGAACTTGAAAGACTTCGTAAATCAGCAGACGCAGCGGAGGACAGAGAGTTAACTGAAATCGCCAAGAAATACGAAATCATCGGCAAAAAAGCCGAAGAGCTCGTACCTTTATTCAAGAGCTTAAAGTCTGCAGGCGGAAACGCATACGACCAGATGATCACAGTTCTGGACGCAAGCGTAACAGCAGTAGAGAAGTCCGGTATCTTTTCAGAGCTTGGCAAGAAGGGCAACGGAGAAACCGATGCATGGACAGCCATCGAAAAGCACGCCGACGAGATCCAGAAATCCATGCCAACCATGACCAGAACACAGGCCATCGATAAGGCATGCGAACAACACCCAGAACTCGTACATGAATACGAGAATAAGAGATAAGGAGGAACAACCATGTATTTAAGCACAGGAATCAATGACAGCTCGACAATCGTCGGCAAATCCACTGGTGCCATTGCAAATGGCGCTTTCCTCGCAGCGAAGTTTGACGGTACCGGAGGTATCGTTCTTGCAGGCGCAGGAGAAAATGCACTCGGTCTTTTGATTGCAACTACGCCAGAGGCAGTAGCAGCAGGAGAAGACGTAACAGTCCAAATCAAGGACATAGGCCTATGGAAAGTAGGAGCTGCAGTAGCAGCAGGCGCAGAACTAACAGCAGACGCAGATGGAGCAGCGGTAACAGCTGCAGCAGGAGGCTATGCAACAGCAATCGCGCTGGAAGCAGCAGCAGCACCAGGAACAGTAATCAAAGTACAAATCGTTAAGTCCGGCAAAGTTCCGGCTTAAACTAACTAACACGAAAGGAGACAACAGACAATGAAAGGAACAAGCGTTTCTAATCTTCAGGTAGAAATTGCAAAGGGCTGGAAGCCCAACAACTACCTGACTAACATGAGCATGGCCTACTTCCAAGAGGAGGGAGACTTTGTAGCACCTTCAATATTCCCAATTTGCCCCGTAGGATTAAGCTCAAGCTATTACTACACATTCAGCAAGGCTGACCTTGCAAGAGACAACGTAAGCAGAAAACCTGCCTTCGGAAAGGTTAGCCCTGCATTAATGGGACAAACAGACAACACATACAAATGCGAGGTAGATCAAATCATCGTCGGTATCGATCAGATCGACTCTTTGAACTACCAAAGAAGCAAAGCACCAGGAGTAGCAGATCCAAGAAGAGCAAAAGTAAGATTTGCAACTGAGCAGTTAAAGCTCCACTTGGATATCATATTCGCGCAGAACTTCTTCAAGCCAACAGCATGGGGCAATGTATGGACAGGCGCAGCAGTAGCAGACGAGGCAACAAAGAAATTCCTGAAATTCAGCGATGCAAACTTCGATCCTGTTAACTTCTTCGACGCAAGAATGAAGGAGATAAAACAGAACGGCCGCAGAAAGCCAAACAGACTGGCACTGGGCGTGGATGCATTCAACGCATTAAAGAACCACCCAGACATCATCGAAAGAGTTAAGTACACCGGCAGCACAGCAAACCCTGCAATCGTAACAACTCAAGCCCTTGCAGCAATCCTACAAATTGAACAAGTAAGAGTGCTTGAAAGCACATACAATGCAGGCGGCATCGGGGAAGAAGACATGCAGTTTGTGTGCGCAACCGATGGAGCGCTTCTTTGCTACGCAACAGACAACGCTGCAATCGACGAGCCAAGCGCAGGATATATCTTCACATGGGATATGTTAGGCAACGGCCAGTACACAGCACTTGATCAGTACGAAGGCGAAAAGGGAACACATTCAGAGTTCGTGGAAGGCTTGATGAGCACTGACATGAAGAAAACCTCTGATGATTTGGCGATTTATTTCGACCAATGCATCTAAAAGAAGGAGGAGCATAGATGAACGGTTACACATGCATTAAATCATGCACATTTGGAGGCGTCGCTTATTCAGTAGGCGACGCTATCCCTTTTGATGCCGTTCTTCCAAGCCGTGAAAGAGCCCTAATCAAACAAGGCTTTATATCCAAAGCGGAACATAAATCAGACGCACACCTGCAGGAAGAGAATGAAAACCTTCAAGAAGAGAATGAAATTCTTACTGTAAGGATAGCAGAGCTGGAAAATTCCGCAGCAGGAGCCCCAAAATCGCCCACAGGAGACGGAAACGAGCAAAGAGGCATTGTTATACCCATAACAGCAAAAGGAGGCATTCTTGAGCTCGTAATGACGCCAGGGGACATCATAAAGGCGGTAGCAACCATGCAGCTAAATGCAGAGGAAGCAGCTAAAGCCGTGGGCGAGATTGAGAAGGAGGAAACCCTGATATTGATTGATACATTAGACACAAGAAAAACAGTCAAGACAGCAATCATGGCAAGGGTGGAACAAATGGAAACCGGCGAGGAAGGCGGCAAAGAGGAGGACAAAGGCCAGGGTGATGCGTAATGGCAGAGAAAACATTCACGTATGATCCGGCCAAGTTAGGCGAAAACGGCAAAGACAAAATGCGCTTCGAGCTTGGCGACACCATGGTAGAGGGAGGAGCCGAAACAACATACCTCACAGACGAGGAAATAACTGCAATATTAGGCGCTTACCCAAACAGATGGAAGAGAGCCAAGCTGGCGCTTGTTGAAAGCCTGTGTCGGCGCTTTTCTTACGAAGTAGATACCGACGTCGGGCCACTTTCCCTGGGCCTTAATGGGCGCGTAGAGGCATGGAGGGATATGTACAAGGAACTGAAAGCCGAGATAGGAGGCTACGCAGTACCGAAAGCAAACCCGGCCGCTATTGGCGGTGGTGCTTATTTTTACGCAGGGATGATGGATAACCCGTCCACTGGAGGCAAGGAAGGTGGCGGTAACGATGTATCTTAGACCAGGAAACCTTTATAAGGATTTCACAATCGAGAAAAAAGGAGCAGCCATGACCTCACGTGGCCGAGCTAAAAAGGAATACGAAAGCGAACCCGGAGACCAAATAAAGGCGGTACTGGCGGAGGCAAAACCCCAGGAGAAGGAGCGATGGCGGCAGCTTCAACACCCGATAAGTCACACCATGGTTCAAAAAGGAAAACCCAAGGCGGAGGCGGAAGACCGTCTGGTCTTTGGAGAGAGATTATTCTTCATTCAGGGGATAGACGAACCGGGAGCCTTGGGACTTTGGACAATTTACTACGTGGAGGAACGGTTCGATGGCTATGAACATTAAACCAGAAATCGACAAACTGGTAGACAAAATCAATTTTGAAGCGAAGTCAAGAGCATTCAGAGCCGCCAATGAGCTCCGAAATTCAGCGCTTACAGTTCTACGAGGACAAAGATCTGGCCGAGTTTACAAGCGGCCATTCTCAAGCAGCAAATACACAGCATCGGCACCGGGGGAACCGCCTGCAGTAAGAAGCGGCGACCTCCGCCGAAGCTGGAGACAAAAGACAGCGTCGGAAAGCACAGGCAAAGGCCTGACGGTGAAGCCAGCAATCACAACCGACGTAAAATATGCACCATGGCTTGATGAAGGAACCGATAGAATGGCACCGCGTCCTTTCGAGGATCCAATCATCGAAGACGCAAAACCCAAGATAAAGGCAATCTACAGCGAGCCGTACCTGAACAAATAAGGGAAGGAGGGAAGCCATGCCGTTAATTACAGACAGTATCGAAAAGGTATTTGATATAAGCAGCGTGCACAAAGGAGACCTAATCAGAGCGCAATACAGCGGATGGGATGAGCCAAGAAACGGCATTATTACAGCGGTAAGCGAAGAAAAGCTGACTGTTTTATTTTTGCCCGGCATTGGAAATGTCACAAATTATTACACCATCCTGGCAACAGAGGTTCAAGCAAGCAAATGGACGGTTAAATGGTCGACAGACCTGCAGACGATCAACACGGAAGGCGTTATATTATGACGCTGGAGGACTTGATTTATAACCGGCTCATTCAAAGGACAGAACTAACCGATAAGCTGGCACGGTTTGAAGATGTTCCGGCGATATTTTACCAATCAGCACCAGGAGATCAGGCGGGAGGGTGGAACAGCAAACGCCAATACCCACGGCTTGATTTTATCGTGGATCTGCAGGCCAACACGGAACGGCAGACATCCGGACTAATGAGCCTTAATATTTGGTGTGATGAGGCGGGAATGCAACCAGAGGAAATAGAACCAGAGGTACAAAGTGCTCTGCGTGATATTTTCATGCAACCAGAAGAACAGCCGCCATACTGCCTCAGATGGGCGAGGTCGGATAATTTCGAGCTTAAGAACAGCGCAACAAAAGGATCCCACGTTATCGGTATAACCGTTTTATTTGACGTGCTGGCATTCCCGAATCAGGAAACAACAGATCCGGATCCAGTAATGGCCATGAACCAGTTTATAAAAGAATGGGAGCCAGACGCAGCAGTAATCGGAGCCGAAAAATTACCGGATTATTTCACAGCTGAAGCCAAGAAGCCAGCGTTTTATTTCAGGCTTTCAACTCTGGGACTGGAGCGTGAGACAAACACCGTAGCGTGGATGATTGCAAGTATAGCCGGTCACATATTCGCACCAACAGCAGAAACAAGGCTTCAATGGCTTAAATATTTAGTTGACACACTGGCAAGTAGAGGAGAAGTCACCATGCTGGATACCTCGCCGATGTTTATCAGGAGCATAAAGGCAGACAGTGCGGTAGATTATCTGACCACAGGACAGCTGCAGCTTAATGTGAGGTTTGGTATTTTACGCAGACCAACATACGCGCACACCTTAATCAAAACTAACATACCGCGAGAGAAGCTGGAGGCAGAGACAGTAAAGATCAACGCAACGCCGGAGCCAACTAACGAGTATGCGATCGAATACAAGCTCGCAGGAGCTGACTACGAAGAATAGGAGGTTTAATCGATGAGCGAAAGCACAAAGAAAACCCCTTCCCAGGAACCGACAATCCAGGAAGCCGAATACACGATGGAAGAGCTGGCCGCAGCTTCAGAAACCGTGATCGGAAAAGGGACAATGCCTGAATGCGTTATAGCAGCCTTCCGTGTGGCAGGCGTCGAAAAGGCCACAAAAACAGAGGCAAAGAAAATCGTAACAAAATATTTGACAAAGGAGGTCAAGTAATATGGCAGGAGTATTCACAATCGGAGAAACCAAAGCCAGACCAGGCGTTTATACCAGATACGAAAACGCAGGTGGGCCACAGTTAGCCGGTGCGGTAAACGGAATAGGCGCTGCTGTTATCAAGGCGAACTGGGGGCCGCTTAATAAGCTCATCGAGCTTGATGGAGCAAACGCAGTAGCGCCGGTATTTGGCACAGCACTAACTGTTGACACAATCACCGAAATGTTCACAGGCGGCTGCAGTAAAGTAAAGGCCGTAAGAGCAGGCACAGGAGGAACGGCAGCAACAATCATACTGAAGGATAGCTTGGCAGCAAATGTCGTTACAATCACGGCGAAATACGTCGGAGACAGAGCCTTCAGCGTGACAATCAGAGACAGCTTATTAAATACCGAAAAGCGCGAATGCATTATTTATGCAGGAACTACGGAATTTGAGAAGGTGGAATTTGCAAAGGGAGCCGCAGAATTAGGGGAGCCAGCTGCAATCGTCGCTGCATTTGCTAATAGCAAGAACTTTACAGCAACAAAGACCGCAGACGGAAGCAAACTGCTGGCTGAAATTGCTCAATCAGCAATGACAGCAGGAACAAACCCTAACGTAACAACTGCTGAATACAGCGCAGCATTCAATATCCTGGAGGCAGGAAAATGGAACGTTCTGTGCGTAGACACAGAGGAAACCACAGTACACGCGCTTATTCAACCATTCATCCAGAGGATATACCTCGCAGGAGCCACTTCAATGGCATGCGTAGCAGAAACAAAAGAGGTGGAACTTGAAACCAGAATGACACACGCTGCAGCGTTCAACGACGAGAAAATGCACTACGTATTGAACCCGGCATACGACGCAAGCGGCAAACTTTACGATGGGTACAAACTGGCAGCAAGAATCGGCGGCATGATTGCAGCTGTGGCTTCGAACACCAGCTTAACCCACACGGTAGTAAACGGATTTACAACCCTCGCAGAACCACTGACAAATAGCCAAATCGAAAAGGCACTGGCTAAAGGATGCCTCGTTTTAACTGTCAATGCAAGCGACCAAATCTGGATTGAGAGCGCAATCAATACTTTAATCACACCAAGCGGGAACCAGGACGCAGGATGGAAGAAGATCCGCAGGACAAAAACCAGATTTGAACTCATGGACAGAATCGTAGCAACAACAGATCCACTAATCGGCAAGGTTAATAACGACAGCGACGGCAGAGCAACATTCATAGCCGCAGCACAAGGCGTAGTTAATGCCATGATTGGAGAAAAGAAACTGCTTGAAGGCGGGATGGTTTACGAAGATCCACAGAACCCACCTGCAGGAGACAGCGCATGGTTCATCATAGCTGTTGACGATATCGACAGTATCGAAAAAGCATACCTGGCGTTCAAATTTAGATTTGCGCCAGAGGCTTAAGAGAGGAGGATAAGGCATGTTTAATAACAGAGCACCCATAGATACAAGAAAGACGCTCACAGGCAAAGATGGAGCGCTATTCAATGACGCGGGAGTCATGCTGGCAACGATTGAGACATTCCAGACCCAGGTCAATGTAACAAACGCAAAATACCAGCCACTGGGAGACGCACAAGAGCATGAAGTATTTCAGGCATACGGCGTAACCCTTACATTCACAGAAATCGTGATCGAAGACGAGCGCTTCATTCAGGAACTATTCAACGGCATGAAGACCGGAGTAATGCCTTCTTGGAACTTCCAGGGCGTAGTCAAGGGACGCAACGACAGCGAACAAAGAATGATTTACAGACAATGCGTACCAAGCGGAACAATCGACCTGCAGAACTTATCCGTAGGAGACATAATCAAGAGAGCGTGGAGCCTCTTTGTTAATGACCCGCCGGAGCTTCAGAGCTTGCTGACGGCCTAAAACGCAGAAAGCGTGCAGGCGCATAATAAAATACCAATGGCCGCCCTGCAAAATCACCCAGGACGGCCTTATTTTTATTTAAGGAGGAAAATTTAATGGCTACTGAAAAAACAAAAATCGAAGAAATCGAATTGACCGAAGAGGAGAACAAAGGGCAGCTGCGCACATATGAAAATGACATCCTGAAAGGACTTCTCGCAGCAGCAAACTATGAGACCGAAGAGGAGAACATCCATCCGATAGAAATCGCGAGAAATGGCGTGGTTCTTTTCACGTTCCACATTCGACCTTTGAGTGAAGAGGAATACCAGAAATGCAAAGACAAGAACACCAAGTACGTCCGCAATAAGCAGCTGGGGATCAAGTTTCCAGAGAACACAGACAGCGTGAGATACAGAAGCGCCCTTATTTACCAGGCAACTACCAAAGAAGACAGAGAGAAGATCTGGGACAACAAGGAAGCGTGGAAAGCACTAAATGTATTAACCGGCGTTGACTTGATAGAAAAGACGTTACTGGCAGGCGAGAAGGATGCCGTACTCGAAAAGGTGGATAAAATCAGCGGATACACCTCAACTACGGAGGAAGTAGCAAAAAACTAATCGAGGCCGGAGGAATGGCCACGCTGCTCCATCACATATTCCAGCGGATGGGGCTGCCTCCGGACGAGGTAATGGCAAAGCCACCGGGAGTACGAGCTTTTATGTTAGCCTCCATGCGCGTGCAGCTTGAAGCCGAATCTAACGGAAAGGAGGATGAAGACTAATGGCAGCCGAAACATTTCGCATTGAAATACCTATCCACGTCGAGGACAACACAGACCCCGGCGTCTCCCAGGCAACACGGAAGATAAATGGGTTTGACAAGGCGAACCAAAAGACACAGGAAAGACTAAACCAAATGAACAGAACCAAGTACCAGGTCGTACTTGACGCTATGGATAGAGCTTCAGGAATAATCGGCAAGGTTTCATCGGGAGCACGCAGCATAGCAGGGAAGACATTCAGCTTCACAATGAAAGTGCTTGACCTGGCAACAGCGCCACTACGAGGGCTGTGGAACTTGGCAACGTCCGTACAAGGTGCAATACTCGGAGCAACCGGCGCGTTTGCTGGAATTTATAAGCCGATGGAAATAGCCGGGGACTTTGAACAGACACAAATCGCATTTGAAACCATGCTGAAGAGCGCGGACAAAGCGAACAAATTCATGCAGGAAGCATCCACATTCGCAAACAAAACACCGTTCGAATTTCCTGAACTGATCAACAGCAGTAAGCTGCTTCTTGCCTTTGGATTTGAAGCAGACAAAGTGCTTGATTTAATGACAATCATAGGCGACACATCAAGTGGCCTGGGCGCAGGATCAGAAGGAATAGACAGAATAACCAGGGCACTCGGCCAGATGCAGGCAAAAGGGCGAGCACAAGCGGAAGAGTTACTGCAGCTTCAGGAAATGGGCGTACCGGCCAACCAGATACTGCAGGAAGAGCTCGGACTCACCGGAGAACAAGTGGCCAACATCGGAAAAGAAGGCATAGCAGCGTCAAAGGTAATAGACGCATTGCTACGAGGCATGGAAAAACGATACGGCGGCATGATGGAGAACCAATCAAAGACAGCCAAAGGTATGATTTCAACCCTAAAAGACACCCTTTCAAATTCACTTTTGAGACCATGGGGACAAGGACTGTGGGAAGGAATAAAGCCAGGGCTTGAAAAGTTGACAACATGGATAGACGAGAACCAGGACACCATCGCAGAATGGGGCGAGGCTTGGAGAAAAGCCGGAGCGAACATATCCAAATGGGTAATGGCAAAAGTAGAAGACCTTCAGGGAAGCATACGAAGAATGACGAACTCCCAGGAATGGAAGGACGCTCAAACATTCGGAGCCAAAATGAAGGTAGCCTGGGATCAGATTATAGCGCAGCCATTCAACGAATGGTGGAACTCAACGGGCAAAGCCTGGCTCAGTGAAAAAGCAGGCAAAATAGGAGAAGGAATAGGAACAGCGCTATCAGCTGGCCTACTTACTTTATTAGGAGTAGACGTAAGTGGAGCAACAGAAGACGGAGTCAGCATAGGCGCTTCATTCGCTGATGGTTTCAGTAAAGGATTTGATGGCAAGAAGGTAGGAGAAGCAATTCTGAACGCCATAAAAGGCGTATTCAACGACGCAGGAACACTGCTACCGGGCGGAGAGGAAGCAAGTAGCACGTCCTGGCTTTCAACAGGAGCAATCGCGCTGGCACTTTCAAAGCTCGGAATATTTAAGTTGATCGGCAAAGGCGGCAAAGGCTTAATGAGCCTATTCGGAAAAGGAAGCCAAAACGGAGTACCTGCAGGAGCCGGAACACCATCTGCATATAGCACGGACACAATGTACGTTACAGCCCAAGTGGTCAATGTTTATGGAAGTTCAGTGCAAAACCCAGGTAGCGGATTTTCAGGAGGAAGCCCAGTAGTTATGCCCCCAGCGTTACCAGGAAGTGGAAGGCTTTCATTGCCACCAGCAACGCCAACATTAGCACTACCAGGCGCAGCAGGAGCCGGAGCTGCAATCAACACGGTGCAACTCGGAAATGGCACATTTGTAGCTTCAGGCGGAGCTTTATCAACAGGACTGGCCAATACAGGCGTAGCTCTTGGAAGTGGAGCAGCAACCGCAGGGGGAGCTGCAGCAGCCGGAGCTTCAGGAATACTCGGAGGTATTCTCGGCATCCTTGGATTAGGAGCTGGAGCCGTGGACATTTACCAGGGCACGAAGAAAACCGGTAAAGAAGCGAAAGATGAATACTGGCAGGGCGGAACAAAACTCGGTATGGTAGGCACAGGAGCTGCAGCAGGAGCAGCAATAGGTTCTGTAGTGCCAGTCATAGGAACAGGCGTCGGTGCACTTGTAGGAGCTGGAATAGGAGGCGCGGCGGCTTTGTTTGGAGGTGACAAGGCAGGTAAATCATTATCAGACGCAACCGATAAAGGCGGAGGCTTGTCGACATTCTGGGAGAATACCAAAAAGGCAGCAGGCGACACATGGGAATCAGTCAAAACTGGAGCTTCAAACGCAGGCACATGGATCAGCGACAAATGGAGCGGGTTCGGTGACTGGTTCGACACTTCCGTATGGACACCAGCAAAAGACGTCGGAATTTCAGCAATTAACATCGCAGCTGGAGCATGGAGTGAAGGAAGCGACTGGATCGGTGATAAATGGAGCGATTTCTCCGGATGGTTTGATGAAACAGTCTGGACGCCAGTAAGCAACGCAGCGCAAACCGCCGGTCAATGGGTAAGCGACAGATGGGGCGAAGCCAGGACATGGGTGGGAGACCGCTGGTCGGACTTTTCCGGATGGTTTGAAGAAAGTATATGGACACCGGTGAAAACAGGAGCGCAAGCAGCAGGAAGCTGGGTAGGCGAGCGATGGAGCGAAGCAAAGACGTTCGTAAGCGAAACATGGGCGAATGTTTCTGGATGGTTTTCAGAGACCGTCTGGGAGCCCGTAAAAGGCGCAGCAGCGATCGCAGGAACATGGCTGGATGAGAAGTTCACTCTTGCAAAAGGAGCCGTTCAGGAAGCCTGGACAGGCGTATCCGGATGGTTTGAAGAGAATGTCTGGGGGCCAATTAAGACAGGCGCAAGCGCAGCCTGGGAATGGGTAGGAGAAAAACTCGGAGGCATCGGAGACTGGATCGGTGACAAATGGACGAGTTTCAAAGACTGGCTCGGAGGATTAGGACAAAAAGGATCAAAAGAAACCGGACTAACAACCAGCGAGGGTAAAGGCAGCGTACTCGAACATGCATGGGGCGGAATAATGACAAAACCGCACATGGGAATCGTGGCTGAGGACGGAGCTGAAGGGATTATCCCATTAAACCCAAGCAAAAGAAGCCGAGGCATCGACCTATGGCAAAGAACTGGCGAGCTTCTCGGAGTGCAACCATACGAAGACGGAGGCATTGTAGGAGAAGAGCCAAATCGAGTACCAAAGGGAGTGCCAACAGGCGGAGGCAACAACATAACAATCAAGGTGGAGGTAAAAGCAGAGCCTAAATTCACAATTGAGGGCGATGGAGATACCACCGACGAGAACAGAGTGCTGGCAGTTTTGAAGGGCTACATTCGAGAAATGACAGACGACATCGGAGACGAACTCGCAGAGAGACTGGCGCGAATATTCGCAAATATGCCGGTGAAGGGAGGAGCTGAAGCGTAATGGATATATACTTCACAGAAATAGAAACAGGCGCAAGGCTGGCACTTTCAATGCTCCCTGAAAAAACAAAGCATAAAGGCTCCGCAAATTTTCAGTCATACGACATAATCAATATCGGGGAGGTTAAAATTCCGAAAGGAACAAACCTTTTGACGTTCTCGTGGAACGCTACCCTCCCCGGAAGGAGCCGCAGGAACGCAAGCTATGTCAAGAGACAGCACTGGAGGAACCCAGACGAAATCATAAGCCTGTGGGAAAAATGGAGAAAAGAAGGCACCAGGATCCGGCTAATGATCACAGAAACACCCATCAATTACGATGTGTATCTGGACGATTACCAAGCAGAGGCGACCGGAGGAAATGGCGACTATGAATACAGCATCGCATTTTTAGAAGCCAAAGCGGTGGAAGTTTACACAGTCAACGAGCTGAATATAAAGCCAAGCGCAAAAACCAACACCAACAGCACGGCAACCAGACCTCCAGCAGCTGCAGCAAAGACTTATACCGTAAAAAGCGGAGACAGCCTGTGGAAGATCGCGCAGAAATCCCTGGGAAAAGGCGGACGGTACATGGAGATATTTAATCTCAACAAAGACAAGATAAAGAACGCAAACCTTATATACCCAGGGCAAGTGCTGACGCTGCCAAGTTAGGAGGTGAAAGCCACGATAGACATAAGAAAACTCAAATACAAATTAATTCTCGTGACTGCCTCCGGAAAGCAACTGGACGTTACACAGGCGGCCGAAAGTATCGGGTGGGAGGAAGGCGACGCAGAGCTGGCACAACGTATAGGGTTTACACTACACAACACCAAATACGGAGGTAGCCAGCTTTCAAGCCTTGCACAACCAGGAAGCATAGTGGCTATTATAGCGGACTGGGGAACCAGCAGCGAAGAAGTGGCCAGGGGAACCATTGAAGAGTGGGAACCAGGGCACGTAGGAAGCGGATCTACAACATTTGACGTACTGGCATATGATGAACTTTTCAACCTTCAGCAGAGCCAGGATAACAGATACTACTCTGCAGGCACAGGAACGAAGGCAGCAATAACAGGAATATTCAATGACTGGGGAGTACCGATTGAGAAATACGATGGCCCGGACGTAGCACACGCGAAGACGCCGTTCAAGAATGAGTACTTGAGCAACATCCTCATTCAGCTTTTAGACGACGCAGCCAAAAAAGGCGGAGCGAAATGCATAATAAGAGCCAGTAAAGGAAAGGTCAGCGTAATACCAAAGGGCAGCAACACTACAATATACCACTTCGATGAAGACACCAACGCCACACTCGCCAGGGATAAAATAAGCACCGTTGATCTGGTGACAAGGGTTAAGGTAGTAGGCAAAGAAGACAGCGAAGGAAGGCAGCCAGTAGAGGCAGTAATAGACGGATTGACCCAGCACGGAATAAGACAAAGGATACAAAACCGGGCAGAGGACGACACACTGGCCAACGCAAAATCAGCAGCCCAGGAAATACTGGACGTGCAAGGAAAGCCAACCAGAACAATTGTACTCGAAGCTCCCGACGTTCCGATGATCCGCAAAGGAGATAAGATCCACGCCAAGGCAGGCACACTCAATGGATATTACATCACGAAATCGGTAAGACACGACGCAGCCAGCCGTAGCATGACCATGGAACTGGAGCCAGAGGAAGTAAGCGCGCCAACACAGTCAGGAACTGCAGCACCGGCAGCAAGTACAACATTCAACAAAGGAGACAGCGTAATTCTTAATGGCGCTGTTTATTCAGACAGCTACGGAAACGGAAAAGGGAAGACATTCACGAACCGAAGCTGCAAGATAACCATCAAGGTAGACACATCAAGGCCGTGTCCGTACCATGTAGACGGCATAGGCTGGGTTAAACCTAACACCATAACAAAAGCATAAGGAGGCGATAGCATGAACCCATCATCGGGAAATCCAGGAGTAAATAAACTTGGCAAAGTACTGCAGCAACGCATGAAGGAGACAAATGCATCGCCTCTCGTGCTTGATTTTGGAGTAATTCAGCAGGACTACAGCCTAATGACCAACACATACCCGATACCGATACCAAAAGCAGACTACCTGGTATGCAGGGACGTCACACACAATCCAAGCGTACCATTGACACAAACGAAACTCGGACAAGGGCAACACCCGCACGGTTCAAGTGGAAGCCACGGCGGCCACAGCAGCGGAGATGGAGCCCACAGTCACCCAGACACAGAAGGAACCCACGTTCATGATGTGGTGCTTCCAGAAACAATGCGCTGGCTAAAGCCAGGAGACAGAGTTCTGGTGGCTTGGGTTCAAAACGACGCAGTAGTAATTGACGTCGTACTACCAGCGACAAGGATAGGAGGATGATTATATGGCAGATAAAAATCTGTTCCCTGTCTTTGACGTTCCAGAAATCATAACGCCAGCTCCGGCAGAAGAGCAGAAATACAAGCCCAGCGTTTACTTTGACTACGTTCTGGGAGATTTCAGGCGAGACGGAGCCAATAAAATGGTCGTAGCTGAAGGAAGAGAAGCATACCAGCAATGGTGCATAAAAACCGTGCTGACAGAACGACTCGACCGAATGTCATACAGCAGCGATATAGGAACCGAGCTCGATGATGCGCTCAAACAGGCAGACAGACAAGCGGTAGAATCAGCGATGGAAAGGACGATCACAGAAGCGCTCATGGTAAATAAAAGAACCGAATATGTTCGGAGTTTTGAATTTACATGGGACAGCGACGGCCTGCATTGCGATTTCATAGTCAAAGGCAAGGAATGGGAAGAGCAACATATCGGCGTAATTTTACAAACGTAAGGAGGTGGAAAGAATGTCGATAGAATTTAAGGCGCCGAGTTTTCTAAATGACCAGGACGCAGAAACAATCCATAAAAGGATGATGGAGGAACTACCTCCAGACATAGACGACACAGAGGGCGGCTTTCCTTGGGACTTTACGAAACCAACGGCGCTCGAAAAAGCAGAGATGCTGGAGTTCCACCTAACAGAAACGCTTAAAATTATGTTTCCGATGTGGGCGGAGGATCAGTGGCTCGACTTGCACGCAAAAGGCAGAGGCCTAACAAGAAAACCTGCCAATCCAGCATCAGGAACCCTCGCAATAACCGGCGTATCCGGAACGACAATACCTGCAGGTTTCAAATTTGCAGCACTGGCCATAGGAGACCAACCAGCAATCGAGTACGAAACTAAAGAGAAATACACCATGGGCGAAGACGGAACGGTCGAGGTTCAGGTAAAGGCAATAGAGGCAGGAACAAAAGGCAACGTACCGGCTGGATCTATAAATATCATGATGACGCCGATAAAGGGCATAACATCAATAAACAATCCAGCACCAATCACCGGAGGAGCGGAGCAGGAGAGTAACGACGAGCTGCGTGGTCGAATAGATGAACTCGACGCGACAAGCGAGGCCAGCTTTGTAGGCAGCGACGGCGACTATAAGCGATGGGCAGAGGAGGTACCCGGCGTAGGAACAGCGCTACCAATGCCAGAATGGGCAGGCCCTGGAACAGTAAAGGTAGTAGTCATTGACGCCAACGGCCAACCGGCCAATGCAGCGATAATAACCGAAGTTTATAACAACATTATGAGCCCAGGCGATAGGCTGCAGAGGAAGGCACCAATAGGCGCTACAGTGACCATCGTAGCGCCAACAGCAAAAGACATAAATTATACCTTCCTGTTAGAAATCCAATCCGGAGAAACAGAAGCAACCGTTCTGGAACGGTTCAAAGCACAGCTTCAGACTTATTACATCGAAGCAAAGAAGGAAGGAGTGGTGCGATACACAAAGATAGGATCCATTTTGACAAGCACAAGCGGAGTAAAAGACTTCACCGGGCTCACAATAAACGGAGGTATCACAAACATCATTCTTGAAGAAGACGAATATCCGGTAACCGGAGTTATTGATCCAGCAGGAGGGGGTGGGGCTTAATGATTGATTTAGAGAAGTTCCCGACCAGCCCTGCAGCCCAAAGGATGATGAAGACGGTCTCCCCGGTTTACGACAAGTCATATGTAGGAAAATGGATATTCCAAGTCATGGGGATGGAAGTAGATGAAGCGTGGAAATTCTTTGAGGATCTCCGGCTTCAGGCATTCCCAGAGACAGCAACCTGGGGCATAGTTTACTGGGAACAACGGTATCACATACCGCCAGATGATAACCTGACAACTGAAGAGCGAAGGCAGCGTGTGATCGTAAAGAGAGGCAAGCGGTCACCAATGAACCCGACACGAATAGAGCAATTCATAAGAGACGTAACCGGAAGGCAATCCGAAATAACGGAGCGCAATGAAGAATACGCCTTTTCTGTTTCTATTTTGCCAGGAGAATCAGAAGTTGACTACAGCGAGCTAATAAAAACCATACGCAGCGTGAAGCCTTCTCATCTTTCATTCACGGTATTATTTCAGACGGACATAAGCATTTCAATCCAGGCTACAAGCCAGGATAAGTACCCGTTTAATTATACACTCGCAGGAACGGTACCAGACACCAACACGGTCGGAGGGATAACCGGTAATAACTTCGTGCTTGACGCAGACGCAACCGGATCAGTTTTTAATTACCAGTTCTGCGGAGAGGCAGAACACGAGCTTTAGAAAGGAGGAATGACCATGGCATTATTAACTGCAGAAGCGATTGAAGGCTACAAGGAGTACACCAAGCGAACAATCGCATACGCCCAATACAAAGCAGGGGGCACATATTACAAGGCAAATATTTCTTCTGTATCCGTTCTACCGGACGGCAGACTGGCGGTTGATTTTCTAATCGATCACACGGTACCAGGCGACATAAATGTCACAGAGGTGCAGCTTTACAACACCAACAACAAGCTCTGGCTATCGAAACCAGAAAGCATACTCCGAAAGGACGTGCAAGAAGGAATTTTGTATAGGTTCACATTCACAATTCAAGAAGGGTAGGTGAGAAAATGCACAACCAAACAGAATGGAAAGACCACGTAACCCAGTACCCGAATAGGAGACAGCTAACAACTAATCCAGACGGAACAACGGAAGTGGCAAAGGCACAAGGGGAAGTAATTCAGCAAGGGACACCACAGAGTGCGACCAACTTCAACAATCAGGAGAATGGCATCCAGGACTCGCATACAGCGTTTGCAGTTTTGCTGCAATATTTCATGCAGTTTGAACGCTGGGTGAGAGAAAAGATCGCAGACTATGCAGCCGAGTTTTTGAATGAAATCAAAACGGTAACCCTAAACAATTCCGATATCTTCCCTTTTAACAACAGCGTGCAAACAATAAGCCTTACAACAGCGAGGAAGACGCTGAACTACGATGTGACGTGGGAAATCACATTAGCCAATGGAAACGTCGGAGACATTATAGTAACCGACAAGCAGCTGAACGGTTTCAAGATTGCATACGATGGAAGCGCAGCCAGCATAACGTTAAAAATAAGAATTAAAGGAGGAATGCTTGTATGATGCAGATAATCGAGAAAAACGAAGGCGCAAAAATCGCCTACGAAGAGAATGGAACAATGGTATTCCTTGGAGACTACGAGCTTATGATCAACGCCTCCAAGTATCAAAGAGATTGGCCGGTGCACATTGATATTTGTAGCAACAGAGACAACCAGCTGGTCGTAGGAACTGGAGAAGGACTGTACTACGTAGCACAGTTTGATATTCCTGAAACAAAATACACTGAACCGGTAACAGAAGAGGAAACACCAGAGCCGATACCAATCGACATGAAAGAGGTAACATTGACGCTTTGGAGCCTTGACAATCTAATACCGGTAGAAATATAAGAGGAGGACTTAACAGATGGCTAATTTTGATTTAGTAAATATGGCTTTAAAAGCCACATGCCCAGGAAATTCAATTATCCTGGACGACAAAGGACTTCCGAGCGTTATGGTTCGAATTCCAAAATTCAAAATGTCGGATTTAATAACTGGAGGCAGCAGCAGCACCCACCCGATGTTTATCGTAAACGGAATAGAAGTACCGGAAATTTATATTTCCAAATACCTAAACATAGTTCGAAACGGCAGAGCTTACAGCATGCCGGGAGAGGATCCAGGGTCAGGAATGACATGGGACGCAGCCAGAGGATACTGCGAAGCAAAAGGCCGAGGATGGCACATGATGACAAAGCCAGAATATGCAGCAATCGCATTATGGTGCAAGAAGAACGGCTTCATGCCATATGGTAACAACAATTATGGAAAAGACAGTCGCGAAACTTTAGCAAAAGCTATACCAGCCACATTTGATGTAGACGGAAAAACGCTTCATACATTAACAGGAACAGGCCCGATTACATGGAGCCACGACAACACCGTTAATGGGATATGGGATTTAAACGGAAACGTGTCCGAGTGGACTGGCGGAATTAGAACAGTATTTGGAGAGATCCAGGTGCAGCCAAACAACAACGGAGCTGATAGCGCGAACGTACAGACCGCAGGAGCTGCGACATGGAAAGCAATAGACGCGACATCAGGGTTATTCATAGATCCTAACGGAACTGGAACAACTCCGAATTCTGTAAAGGTAGATTTAGTGGCTGGCAAACCACAATACAGAACCGTAGTAGCAACTCAAAGCGCCAGCTTTAGTGCTGTAATTTCAGCAATTACATGCGACGCTTCGATTTCAGCAGCCGCCCAGGCGGTGCTAATGGCATACGGATTATTGCCTGACGAACCAGCCTTTGATTACCAAGGAGATCAGATTTATTTTAACAATATAGAGGCAGAGCGCTTG